ATGAATGAAGTATATAATGATGTTTTAGGTAAGGCGTTAAGCATTAAATCAACCAATAATATTGTCGTAAAAGTAGAGCAAGGAGCATTAGAAGTTAATCTGAAACAATGTAGTGTAAAGCGAATTATGTGGTTCTCTGTCTTCTTGATTGATGGATTTACTATGCGTCCATGCAGTTATACTTTCTATTCCTCTATGAGTGACGATGAGTTGGACGAAACCTTTACACAAGTAGAAGGTAGATTGAGCTTTCTGAAAAACTTAAATTTTAAATAACATGACGGAACAGGAAAGAAGAGTTGTAAACCATGCAATGAAGATACTAGAGCAGAGCCAAGATGATGAGGCTAGGGCGTTGGCTGTCAAGTTGTTGGAACAAGGTACAAAAGTTCCTCTTCAGAAAGTGCAGTTTTATGCCGCATATTGCAATGGCTTGCGTGATGGGTATTCAAGAATATTCGACCTAATACAAGGTGGTGGGTGGCTTGCGAAAGTGAGCAAGAAGGAAATGCCATACTTCGAAGCAGAGAAGAAGCTTGTAGAGAGTTGTATTGATGCTTGCTACGATTACCATATTGGCAAATATGATATTAGGTACAAGGACAAAGAATTCTCTAAGAATGGAAAGTTATTGTCTTGTAAGGCGGTTTTTGTGAAACAAACGTTGATTGGTGTTGAGGTTAAATACAACAAAGATAAAGAATGATTGCACAATATAGATAAGTGAAGTTGTAAACCTTTGATATTTAGGTACTCCCTTGCAAATTTTGTATCTTTGCAAATAAAAAAGGAGATTTATATATGGCAGATAGAGGATATAGAGGCAGACCTCAACGAGGCGAAAGAGCGGATAGGCAAATCAATGCCGGACATAGCCGTGGGTTGGATGCGGCTTTGTCTGACACTGAAGCTAAGATTAGAAAGCTAAAGACGGAACGTATTTATGCCTTTAATAAGGACGGAAAAGAAATAGCGCATTCCCAAACAGGAAAGGCACATAGTACGCAATTACCTTTTGGCTATAACTACAAAGATGCCATCATTACTCACAACCATCCTAATAGAGGTATTGGAGATACTATAGCTGGAAGAGTTGGCACAATTTTGTCCGGAGCTGACATTTTTACAACTATAGCACATAACGCTTCCGAGATTCGAGCAGTTACAAAGAATTATACGTATTCTTTGAAGAGACCAAGTAAAGGGTGGGGACTTTCAGAATCGGATGCATGGGATGTTTTTGGTAAGAAAAATTCGCAATGGAGACGAACCCTTCAGCAAAAACAGACAGAGTATCTTTCAAAGAGCGGAATACGAAATCGAATAAACGAGAAAGTGCTAGCTTTAAACAGAAAGCGTTCTAGTTTTACGAAAGGAGGAAAAGTCCCTAGTGCAAGTGATGTGTCTAGTTATAATCGTGAAGCAAACGAAATACAGAAACGTGTCACGGAAGCTAATGATAGAGGTAATGTTGGTGCGCAATATCAAGTTATGAAAGAATACGCAAAGAAATACGGATGGAATTTAACACGTAAGCGTACATCTTAAGGAATATATTCGAACGATGGGTAGTATTGTCCCTCTTCATGTGGGAAGAACCTTCCCATCATTGACAATGCCGTAGTACATTTTTCATATTGCTTTTGAAATCCGTACTTTTTAGCTCTCGTTAGGTTGTGATGCAGGTCGTTGATTTTGACTTGTATTGCAACCATATCTTTTGAGTCAATGATTGATTGTATGTAGTCAAAATACGGAACACCTTTCTTGTGGGTTAGGACACATACACTATCGGCAATGTCTTTTCTAACACCTAGTGATAACAGCTTGTCGTAGGTCATATCCGTATCTTCAATCGTATCATGGAGAAATCCGACACAAATCTCTTCGGTACTATTACCCATTTCTCCAACATGGATAGGGTGTAATATAACAGGCAATCCAATCTTATCAATCTGTCCTTTGTGCGCCTTGCAAGCGATACCAAGGCACAATTCTATCATTTCAGAATCTTTCATATTCTTCTTTCGTTATTAACTCACCTAACTCAAGAGCATCTTGTGCATAGGTGTTCTCATTAAACTTGAACTCTTTTGGCTTACGCCCTTTACCTTTAGGGTAACACATAAGTTCTTTATTTACATATTGATAACGGACAACGATGTCATCCTCCCAATAGTAAACATAAACCGACTCTCCGTTTTTAAGGAGGTGGCTGATTTTGTTCTTATCTTTATTGTTCATAGTCTTTATCTCCTTATTACAATGCAAAGATATAAAAAATATATTAAACTTGCAAACAAATTAATGTTTATTACTTGAAATTTAAATATATTAATTATTGAAATGTTGCATAGTAAGCTTGTTGTATAGATACCGACCTTTGCTTCTTACCTCCGTTACTCTTGGCGGTTCTACTTTGCTCATATAATGCATGTCCCCAACCGGATGGTTTCTTGGTCTCTTTATAGATTTCTCGCATGGTCTTCCCACCCAACAGCTTGTAGGCTATCGAGTAATTCTCTTTGGCGTAAATCATCTTGGCGGTGTTAACTTGTATTTCACCAATAAGTCCGGTTTTCTTGTTCCGGATATTGATGATGTTTCCTGAATAGCCAGTATCCAGTTTCTGTTCCTTGAGTCTAACGAACTCAAAGCCCTTGTATTTGCCTTTTAGGTCTTTTATTATTTTCGGTATTGACCCTTTATCTGCGATGATAGTTGTTCTGTACGAGTCCTTAATGTCTTTAATACCATTAGCCTCGCCCTTAGCCTTGCGTACAATGGAGTCAACACTCTTGTAATTGATAGGAGTGACCCTTGCTCCATACTTCTTAGCTATACCTTCAGCTATAGCTTGTAGCTTGTTACCAACCGACTCGGCTTTTCTCCGCATAGAGGTAGCTTGTGCTCTCAGCCTAGCATATGCCCCATTATTACCAACGTCTCCCATATCTTTTTTTATGCAAAATTAACCAAAATGCAAGCCAATTGATATATTGTTGCGATATGTTATTTCACTTAAAAGACAAAGTGAAAAGACACGCAAGTAAACATTTCTCTTAAACAATTATTATGCATACCTTTGCAAGAAACAATGAGTTGATAAGATGACGAAACCAAGAGATTATTTCACAGGCAAGCAAGAAGAGTTCAAACGCTCCGAAGTGCAGATAGCACCATATAATCCAAGGAAGATTTCACCGCAGCAGAAAGCTACATTGAAACGTTCCATAAGAAAATATGGCGTTGTTGGTGGTATAACCGTCAATAAGCAAACAATGACCATCGTAGGCGGCAACCAAAAAGTAACCATCGTGGATGAGATTATGGGCTATCCCGAAAAGGATTATACTCTTTTGGCTGAGGCTGTAAATATGGATTACAAGACCGAAGTTGAACTGAATTTCATGCTTAATTCCGAGAATGCTCATGGAGAATGGGATGACATGAAAGTCCGTGAGTTACTTCCGGACATAAACTATATGGATGCCGGATTAACGGAAGAAGACTTATCCCTGTTCGGCTATGATGCAATGGTAAAGACTGAAGGCGAAGATGAGTTAGGTAAAGAACTTAATTCCTTACTAGACCCATTTGCCCAAGAAAGCGAAAACAGAAAAGTACAAGCACCAAAGGAAGTGCAAGAAGAGCAGAGACGACAGATAGAACAAAATCAAATTATAGCCAATCAGCAGCAAGAGGCTCAATACCAAGCGAATAAGGAACGTATGCAACAGGTAAAGAAAGAGGTAAATACCAAGGCAGCGGAAAAGGCATTGGAAGCCGAATCTTACGTCATGCTATCCTTTGATAACATCGAGAACAAGGAACGCTTTATGAGCACCTTTGGCTTTATCGAAACCGACAAGGTAATAAAAGGAGAAATGCTTATGAAGGTTGCAAAACGCATATAAACAAAAACAAAATGAAAGCAATGAAAAAGATTTTAAGATTCTCGTTAGGGTTTATAATAGCGGCAATAACAATAGGTATGCTCATTCCATTTATGATTGTTTCTATGTTTCTTGGCAAGAGGAGAAAGAACGCATTCAATATGTGGGTGTCGTGTCTCTTTACTCCTTTGATAAACAAGGTAGGACAATTGGTCAACTCATAAATATCGAAAGATTATGAAGGCAAACGGAAAAAGATTAATGAAGATTGCGAACTTGGCTATAACTATGATATTGGCAATACCAATGTTCTTACTAGCCGTTCCTTTCTATATGTATAACAAAATTAGAGGCAAGGTATAAATCCCATCTGCCCAATATATAGCGAAACAATAATAAATACAAGAAAATGGCAAAACCGAAATTTGATTACAATGGCGATGCTTTCTACGATGAGATAGAACAGCTTGCAAAGCAAGGTCAGAAGGATTCTGAAATTGCCTACGCCCTTGGTTTGAAGTTTGGGGTTGACCTAAATCCACAGGTCTTCAACCGAATGAAAAACGGAAAATACGAGAATTGGAATGAAGACGAAAATGCGGAAAGAGGCGAAAGGATAACTCAATCCCTCGTGCGTGGCAGAGAGTTTATCAATGCAATCGTGCGTGGAAGATTCCTTAAATGCGCCCTTGGAGGTGTCAAGGTAAAAGGCAAGACAACCACCAAAAGACATATGGTTGTAGATGGAGTTATGACAGATGATATAGTAGTGGAAACTAGAGAAACCGAGCAGGAGACTCCACCTAACGTACAAGCTCTTTCTACTTGGTTATTCCATTACGATATGACTTGGAGAGAGATACAGAGAGGTAAGAAGGATGAAGAGGAAAAGGGCATTCCTTTTGACCCTAAGAAAGGTATATCCGTCAACAAGTGGATAGAAAGAGAGATAGAGCAGGAAGCTGAAGAGCAAAAGGAGGATGAATAATGACAAAAACACATTCCGTTTATTATCCGTTGTATAATGATAAGACGCATTTCATTTACCTTATTACAGGAAGTCGTGCGTCAGGAAAAAGTTTCTCTGCCTCTCAATTTATCGAAAGACTAACCTTCGAATACAATGCGGAAAGAAAGATAGCGCATAAGATTCTTTATACACGTTATACGATGGTGAGTGCAGCTATTTCCGTAATTCCAGAGGTTAAAGAGAAGATAGAGATTGATGGCACACAGGATTACTTCAAGAACACGAAGACCGATATAGTCAACAAAATGACAGGAGCCGAAATCATGTTCCGTGGTATCAATACTTCTAGTGGTAATCAGACTGCGAAGTTAAAGTCAATCCATGGTGTAACTACGTTTGTCGTTGATGAGGCTGAGGAATGGACGAGTGAGGAGGATTTTGAGCGCATCATGCTTTCAATCCGTCAGAAAGGCTTGCACAACCGAGTAATAATCATTATGAACCCATGTGATTCCAATCATTGGGTATATAAGCGTTTCATCGAAAAGACGCATAAAGAGGTGTATTTTGATGGTGTTCCTGTCCAGATCAGCACAGACCCAAGAGTACTTCATATACATACTACATATCTTGATAACATAAAGCATTTGTCACCGGAGTTCCTTAATGAGGTGTTGGAAATGAAGGAGAATGAACCGGAGAAATATGCTCATATAATGATAGGCAGATGGTCAGATGTTTCTGAAGGTGCTATATTCAAGCATGTAGGTATCGTTGACAAGTTCCCTAGCAACGCAAGGAAAGTAGCCATCGGGGTAGACTGGGGATATTCGAAAGACTATACTGCTATTGTGAAGTGTGGTATCGTAGATAATCGCCTATACATAGAGGAACTTTGCTATAGAACGGAAATGTTATCCAGTGATATTATAAAATTCTTGCGTCCTTATGCGGAAGAAGGTTTGTTTGTGTATGCGGATAGTGCTGACCCTAGACTTATAGATGAGGTAGCTCTTGGTGGAATAGTCATATATGGAGCACAAAAGGGGGCTGGTTCTATATTGGCTGGTATTGACAAGATGCAGACATTCGAAATATTCACTACTAGGCAATCAGTCCATTTACAGAGCGAGTTTCGTAAATATGTGTGGTCAAAAGATAAGGATGGTAATTATATCAATGTTCCAGAAGACCATGACAATCATTTAATAGATGCTGCTAGGTATTATATTCTTGCTGTATTGCTCGGTAAGGTGATGAAGCCAAGGAAAGCATCAAAATCAGACTTAGGAGTGTACTAAACGACAAATATAATTACTTTTGTAACAAAAATACAAATATTTAACTATTAGATAGTTAGTATAAGTACTCTATAAGGGTGAATAAAAGTCTAGTGTAAATAAAAAAGATTGTTTACTAAATAAAGATAGATTCTTTAGTAAATAGTCTTTTTTATTCACTTAAAAACTAAGTGAAAGGCATACGTAGATTAAAGCGTGTAGAAACCATGTTTATTATTACCTTTGCTTCAAAAAGTTATAAGGATGTTTGTAGATTCAATTATTCAGATAAAGACATATTTTCGAAACCTCACGCTCAATGCGTTGGGTGTGGAGAGAAATATCTTCGAACGTTTGGAAGATAATGATGTTGATTCTGTCGTAAACATGATGGAACAACATGATTTCGATGTGGATAATGCCATTTCGGAATATAATCCGCAAACTCACAAGGTGATGAGCCGTGAGGATAAATGGGTAAAGGGAGAAAAACCATATAGGACGGAGAAGTTGGCAAGGACAAGGCAGAGATACATCAATGAGGTAGAGTTGTTCTTCTTGTTAGGTAATCCGATAATGTGGAAGAAAGTAGAAGGTGACGATGAAGCCTTTGAACTATATAAAAAATACTTGAAGGATATATACTTCAATACCAAGCTACGTCAATGCAAGCGACTTGCCGGAGCAGAAACCGAAAGCGGTTTTGTTTTTAATTTTTCGCAAAAAAACGGAAAGATGCATGTTGATGTGTATGTTGCAGCTCGCTCAAAGGGACATAAGATGAGAGAGTTGTTTGACCAATACGGAAACATGCTTGCTTTTGCTGTAGGCTATTCCTTAAAGCGAGAGTCAAAGACTATCGAATGTTGGGATATATTGACATCCGTTTTTAACTATCATTGTGAACGTGGTGGCTTTGGGTGGAAAGTGTATAAGTATCCTAATCCGACAGGAAAGATTAACGGCATCTACTTTCGCCAACCTAAAGCATGGGATGGTGCAGAGCCAAGAATGGAACGTGAAGAGATGCTTGATTCCAAGGTTGGAGATACTAACAACTACTTTGCTGACCCTATTGCCGCTGCTACTGCTGACGTGATACAATCAATCCCTAAGCGGAACAAGCCAGGTAAACTCATACAACTTACAGGCAAGAACTCTAGGTTTGAATATATCAACCCACCTCAGAATTCCGAAATCCGCAAGGCAGAGAAAGAAGACTTGGCTCAGTCTATATTGTTTGATACGTTTACACCGGATATGTCACCGGAACTAATGAAAGCTATGAGTACGCTTACTAGTGTCGGCATAAAACGAGCGTTGGTATTGGGTTACATCAAGCGAGCGAACCGAATGGAAATCTATGAAGAACTTGTCGGTAGATTATCGCATGTGATTATAGCCGTAATGAAGGAACTATATCCTGAGATGAGAAGCAAGTTGGATAAGTTGGAGGTCGAATTCGATTTTGCCGAACCTTTCGAGGATGACAAAAAGGATAAGTGGAAAGTAATAGCGGAACTATATAATCAAGGCGTACTTTCTTTAGAGACTGCTGTACAAATGCTGGCTCTAACTGACGCTCCTGCTGAAGAAATTGAAAAGATACGCAAGGATGCAGAAGATAAAGTAGCGTTAGCTGCAAAGGTAAAGGGAAACGAAAACACAACTTCATAATTTTAAAAGCTTATTGTTTTTGGGCGCATTTCCTTTTAGGATTTGCGCCCTTTTTGCACTTAAATTTTAAGTGAAAGCATTATGATAATAATATAATATTATTCCTCATTTTGTTTTTAACTTTGTTGGCATGAACACGAATGAACTTATCATAAACGGACAAGACGCATGGGCTACCTATCGTATCAAGATGGGCAGCGGTTTTCTTGATGCCTTGGAAGCGGATGCTGACAACAAGGACTACATCACCAACTCCGTGCGCACAGAGGACGGAACGAGGGTCATACTGATACGACCGAAGAAGGCGGAGCGGAACGTAACCTTGGAGTTTACGATTGTAGGCAGAGACCACAATGACTATAACAAGAGGTTGGCGGCTTTCGATGCGCTGATGGATAATGGATTCGTAACTATACAAGTTCCGTCTTCCAAGTCTGACATTTACAGGCTCTTCTGCTCTAGGAAGTCCACTAGCTATTCCCGAGGAAAGGGAGGAGCTATCGGGAAGAAGAGCATTAAGTTCGTTGAGTATGACCCGAAGAACAGGGGTGCGCTCACAAGCGATGATATGGAGAAGTTTAACATGAAGGAATTTGAGGATTTACAATGAGGACATACAAGGATATAGAGGTTAAGTATTACGACACAAAGGGAGACGTACACGTAAGGTGCTCCGTTCCCGTAACGGAGGATGCGTTGGTGCACTTCGAGTTGATGCAGTCCCACTATTGCAAGCTATCCTTTAAGCTTGGCAGTGCGATATACTTCAAGATGGGAGATTTCATCGTTACTGACTATGGAAGGTTTGAGTTGGTTGATAACGTAAAGCCAAAGGACGATGGCACTCTTGGATATTCCTATGAGTTGGAGTTTGATGCTTACTATAGGAAATGGAAGAACAAGAGACTGAAATATATGCCTAACTCTGGTTCTCCAGAGGGCACATTCACGCTTACCTCGAATATCATTACACATGCAAACATCATCAAGGATAACTTGGATTTCTTGGCTAAGGCTAGCAAGTCGTATCTCTATGACCCGAATTACACGGGAAAAGGTAGCGATTACACATTCGTGGTGGATGCTAGCGTTGACAGTACTAAGTCCAAGGTAATCACCTATTCCAATTCTAGCATTCTTGATGCTATCGCTAATATCGCACAGACCTTTGAGTGCGAATGGTGGGTAGAGGGAAACCTCGTGCATTTTGGTACTTGCGAGAATACCAATGAGGTTGTAGACTTCAAGGATGGCGAAAACATTGTTTCAATGTCAAGCTCGCAGAGCCAAGCAAGCTATGCCAACAGGGTATATGCCTTTGGAGCGGCTAGGAACTTACCTAGTGGATATAAGCAGAACTCTTCCGCTGACGTTACAAAGAACGGAGTGGTGGAGAAGAGGCTTATGCTCCCTACTTTAGAAGAGTGCTCCGCTGAGAACAAGAAACTCTTGGAAGATAACGGCTTTGAGTTGAAGAATGGCTGCTTGCAAGTCAAGGGACTTACCGAAGACGAGTATGTAGAGGGCGTTACCACCAATGATGACATTTATCCAAGGAACTTAATCAAGACTTCTAATGTTACCTATTATGAGAAGGATGTTGAGGACGAGAGCACACCCGAGGAGGGCGACTATATCAAGAGGACTTTCTATCGAGTAAAGGGACTGACCATCGTAGACGCAGACGGAAACAAGACAGGGGACATGGCTTTCAGAAGTTCCTACATCCTCAGTGGAAAGACCTTGCATATTATCTTCCAAAGTGGTTCGTTGAATGGAATGGATTTCGAGTGTCAGTTCAATCCCGATGGTGAGTCCGAGATTTTGAGAGATGCTAATGGTAGCCCTATACTGAAGGATGGCAAGGAACAGATAAATCCAGCGGCACAGGTCTTTGAGATTGTTGCAAACGAGGACTACGGACGATTCTTGCCAGACACGGTTCTGCATCCGAAAGACGGAGATACCTTTGTACTCTACAATTGGGACTCAACGAAGTTGGGCAATACCTTGGTGACATCTTCCTCCAACGAGCTCTTGACCGATGCCATCAAGAACTTGAAGAAGTCAATGATAGACCCTACGACCTATACTTGCACGGCTGCGTCTGATTACTCATACAATGACGGCAAGGGACAATTCCATTTTGAGGGCGATAGGGTGAACCTATTCAACAAGGGATATGATATGAGCTTTAGAGCATCTAGAATTATCGGCTATGAGTTACATCTTGACGTTCCCTTTGATAGCGTAAAGTATACTGTAGGTGAGAAACCTGCTTACTCTAGGCTCAATGCGATGTCCTCACAGATTGAGGAACTTGTTTTCAATGGGCAAAGCTATCTCAATAAGGGAGGTAGTGGAAATAGTATCTATATCATTAAGAGCTATGACACAACTGTTCAACCTACAGACTTCAATGTATTTTCAGCCAAGAGGGTTGAAAACTCCTATCTTCATAAGGATAAGACGGATGCGGCAAACTTCTTGATTAAGTTCTTGCGAGGGCTTCAAGTTGGGGACTATTCGGCTTTAAGTGGGGGCGATTGGTCTTTAGACGAGCTTTTCAGAAGTCATCTGACGACCGACTACCTTAATGTTAGGATGAAGGCTATCTTCGAGACCTTGGAGATATTGCATACGGACACCTTGGGTGGTGAATTGTTCATTACCACAGTAGGCAGTAACCGAATATTGAAGGTTGAAGAGGTGAATGTTACCTATGATGGTGTTAGTCAGAATGCTTACAGATGCTACTTCCTTGGTGAGCAAGATGGCTCAAAGGTGGAGAATAAATGGAAGGTTGGAGACCAAGCGAGAAGCAAGAGTTTCAATCTCACACAAGGGAAATTTCACAATGCCGGCAATCACTACTATTGGCGACTAGTCATCGGTGTGTCTACAGAAACCGTTGAGATAGAGGGAAAGAACTATCACTATGTGGACTTGTCGGACATAGACAAGGATACAAGCAGTGATATTCCAATGGTAGACGATGTGTTGAACCAAGTTGGTAGCAGAATAGACAACGCTAGGCAGAGTTGCTTGGTGTTCTCTGCCGTTGATACCTATTCGCCAAGTGTTACGCTCTATCACGGAGTGAATGGTTATACTTTCAATAACAAGGAATATGTTGACTATGGTGTGAACCATTCTACAGGCAAGGCTTTCTTCCACGTCTACGGAGATATGTACTTCGGAGACCGACCTACTAGTGCCAATAACTACGAGGGTGATTCCTACGTCAAGTATGATAGCGACAAGAAGAAAGTAACCATCAAGGGAGACTTGGATATTAAGTCCACCTATGATGGCAAAACCTTGGATAAGTACATCACCGAGAAGAGCTTGGATAAGAATGCCGTTGAGACCATTATCAATAAATCGCAGACGATTATCGACCTTCAAAACCAGATAGACGGAGCTATTGAGACTTGGTTCTATGACGGCGTTCCTACCCTATCCAACGCCCCTGCCATTGGGTGGACTACCGACAATGATAAGAAAACCCACTTGGGAGATCTCTACTATGACAACAAGACGGGCAAGGCATACCGCTTTGCCAAGGATGGCTCTACCTATAAGTGGATTATCATCACAGATACGGAGCTGACCAAGGCACTCAAAGATTCAAGCCAAGCACTCAAAGATGCAAAATCAAAGAGACGTATCTTCGGCTCTCAGCCAGTTCCACCATACGATGTAAACGATATGTGGGTCAATGCCACCTATCCTAGCGATGGAAGTACCTACAAGAATGAAATCTTGAAGTGTTCCACCGCCAAGGCAGAAGGTGAAGAGTTTAATATTTCAGATTGGAAATTGGCTAGCAAGTATACCGATGACACGAAGGCAGAGGAAGCAAAGAAAGCTGCTGAGAAGGCGCAAGAAGAGATTAAGAACACGCAAACTAATTTGATTACCCTCGGAACGACCGTATCTAACAATAAGAAGGCTTTCGATGTTTTTACCTCTGATGGCTACTTGGATAGTTCTGAGATTGCGGCTATCGCACAGGATAGCAAGCGACTGGAGGACGATTATAATGCAGCCGTTGAGTCGTATAATAATGTTGTTGGCTCTAAGTTCTTGTTGGATAAGGATGGTAAAGAAACGACCTATAAAACGGATTTGGTTTCAGCTAAGGATACACTCGATAGCGCAAAAAATGAACTCATTACCTATCTTTCTGACATCGTAAGCAGATACAACGCTTCTGATTCAAAAGGAAAGGCTACCATCAAGGTGGCTGCGGCTCAGAAGTATACCAACTTCACGAATGCTTATAAGGCTTTCTACGACAAGCTGGGTGTGGCGAACAACTATATCACGTCTAATCTGTTTGATGGTCTCAATACTAAGCTCATCACCAATATGGCAGGTCTTGAATACATCAAGGCTGCTCTTGTTGATGGAATAAAAACAGAAATAAAAGGCGGTCTTGTCCTCACTACTTTGATTGCCTTGCGCAACGAAAAGGGCGATGTTACTTCTGGTATCAATGGAGCGAACGTAAAGGACGATGGTATCGCTCTTTGGCTTGGTGGTAAGGCTATTGACAGACAAGCGTCTACAACCAAGGAGGACGAGATGGATTCCGCAGCCAAGGCTCTCTTGCGCTTTGACGGAACTGGTTATTTCGCAAATGGAAACCTTTGGTGGGACGCAGACGGTACTTTGCACGCAGACCCGACATCTTTCATTATCAACAAGAATAATGTTGGTGTACAGCTTGCTCTCTTCGCACCTGTATGGAAGAGCGGAACGACCGATACAACAAAGCTGGCAAACGTATTAGCTATCGACCCACAGAAGCCTTTCACTCATCTTGACGTATCGGGTAACGTGACAACCGAAGGCAGCTTGAAAATTGGTGGAATCTATCTATCGTATGATAGTGCCAACAATGCCCTTCGACTATCCAAAGACGCTGCTGGAAAGGAAGCAGCTAACTTCTATGCTCTTGGTGGTATTACCGCATACGGAGCAGGAGCATCTACCACGGGCGGTGGTGGCGGATTGAACGGCAGTGTGAAGAGTTATTCAAATGCCTTGAAGCTTACATCAGAATCGCTGAGTGAGATAGCCTCTGCCTACTCCATCAAGGCTCTTGATTCTCGTATCTCTAGCCTAGAAGGAGGCTCGGCTATGGACGTTAGTGTTAGCGGTAGTGGAAACGCAGTGACAGCCATCAGTAAGAGCGGAACGACTATCATCGTGACAAAGGGAACAACGTTCTTGACTTCACATCAGAGCCTTGCGAGCTACCTTACTAAGACTGACGCTGCCAGCTTGTATCAACCGAAGGGAAACTACCTTACCGCACACCAATCGCTCGATGGTTACGTGAATGCGATAGCAGTTAGCGGAAGTGGAAATGCCGTTACTGCCGTTACAAAGAGCGGCAAGACCATCACCTTCACAAAAGGCTCTACATTCTCGCTCAATGGGCATACACATACTTTTGCAAGTTTGACCTCTAAGCCAACAAGTCTCAGCGGATATGGTATCACAGACGGTGTGAATGCCGTTAGCGTAACAGGTTCTGGGAATGCGATAACAACCGCATCTATCAGTGGGCATACCTTGACCTTGACGAAGGGTAGTTCTTTCAGCTTGTCTAACCATACTCATTATGTGGGAACGACACAGGTGCAGGGCAGCAGTGCCGAGCAAGCCTTGACAGGAATCACCAAGATAGACAACATCTTGAAGTTGTCAAAGGCTAGTGTCACCGTCAACACAAGTTACAAGGCAGAGCAGAATCGCTTGGTGATTTATGGAACTACCTATGGCAACGATGCAAACTACATCAAGTCGGCTGGAAAGCTGTCCTATGGCGATGGCGGTCCGCAATTGGTTTTCTCAACTAGCGATAACCCTGATGCAAGTGGCGTTCAATCGGCTGCATTGGTTTATACTGACCATGACACTATAGGAGCAGGTGTAAGCCTTTCTTTCGTTACGAACCAAGGCGATGCTTACTTCATCGCTCCACACATCAAGGCACTCACGGCGTTCCAAGGAAACCTTGCGTGGAGCTATATCACCAACAAGCCAACCACTTTGTCGGGATTTGGCATTACGGATGGCTTGCGCTCGGTTACTCAGCCAAGTGGAAGCAATGTGTTCGTGACTGGCATATCCACCAGTGGAACAGCCATCACCTACACCAAGAGCTACACGAAGAAGAGCCTTTCTGCGGTGGGCACTTCGGGATGGACTAACGCATCGATCGATGGCAACATCATTCCTGACATGAGCTTCATAGCTTATTGGAACGGAGCATATAGTGGCACTAGTTCAAACCTCGCCTATTGCAACAAGGGTGCTTTCGGCTCGTTTGCAATCAAGAACAGCCTTGCCTTCTCAGAACTCACAAGCAAGCCGACAACGATAAGTGGGTATGGCATTACTGATGCTTATACGAAGTCACAGGTGGATACCATCGCCGCAAAGTACTTGCCTTTGACAGGTGGAACGCTCACAGGTCAGCTTAAGATTAAAGCTAGCGCATTGAATGGTGCTTACAATGGATTGCTCATTGGCGATGATTGCTACATTGGTGATTGTAACTTTGGCAACACTATCGGCTTGATGGGCGTTGGCAACAAAAACGCAGGAATGGTGAAGTTCGGCAAGGGAGGTATGCAATTCGGTTACAACGGCTTGAATCACATAGCTTCGACTACCGCACAATGGACAAACCTCAATGCGGATTTGCTCGATGGTTGGCACAAAAACAACATCGTATGGTCGGGAGCGGTAAACAGCAACACCGCAAGCCTTTCCCACTATTGGGCGAAGTTGTTTGACATTACCGTCACAGGCAACCAATATGATGATAGAAATTTCACGTTCCTCTTCTCCAACGGATTTAACGATACCTTTTCGGTTGTCGTGTTGAGAATCCGTCAGAATGGAGCGAAGGACTCTGGGGCATACAACTTTATCATATCCTTGCGTGAGTTGGTTGGAAACATGTCTTCAAGGTTGCGTGTGTACTACAACAATGCAACTGGCAATGTTCAACTTTGGGGAAATTGCCAACGTCAATATGGAAGTCTGTCTTACACAATCATCAAGAAGACAGGACGCACGTCTGCCGATTTCACAAGCCAAGGAACTTTGGTGACAAATACATCGTTCTCTGCGGCTCAAAGCTTGCCAGCAACCACAGGGGATAGCCCTTACACCTTGCTTGATGGTGCTACGAGAATTGGCATCGTGAATCAAGCAGACCAACTTGTAACGGCAAGAACCATCTGGGGACAGTCGTTCAACGGAACGGCTAACGTGAGCGGTGCTTTGAGCGGTGCGACCACCATCAGCGCAAGCAACACCATCAGTACCACCTTGCAGAATGGTGCGCTTAAGATTGGCAACAAGTTAACTCCTATTAGTGCCATTGATGCGCAAGTTATTTTCAACACAGGTGCGGCTATTCGCTTTGGCGAGACAAACTGGGATAGGAATCAATGGGCTGGACTTAAATATACTCATTCTAATAAAACTATTTATCTTGGTATAGCTGATGGTTCTGTGTTTGAGGCTAATAGTGCACAACGTAATGGTACACTTAAATTTCCAGGCATTACAACTATAACTCCTGATAGTGGAGTTAGAATTGGAGGTAGTGGTGGTGATTTATATTTAGGTAATGGTAATAATACTAATTGGGTGAAAGTTCAAGACATGTGTAGTCAAGTAGGTAGTAGTTATTGGAACATAACACAATTCGGTAGTGCTACGTTTAAAAGTATTACTGTTAATGATGTTATTAGTTGTGATAGTATTAGTGTTAGTAAAAATGCTGTTATTGCTGGTAATTTATCTGTTAACGGTTTAATAAATAATAAAGGTATATTACCTACAAATTATGAAGTTAATAATAAAGGAATGGGTTGTTATGTTTCAGCTGATGCTTTATGCTCTGGAATTACTGCTATTACTGATAGTATACCAGTCGATAATCTTTCTATAGTTTATACTAATGATAACGGTAACAGTTGGACTAATTATAATATATCAAATGATACTAAATTTAAGGCGTATGCGAATGTTGCAGGTGTTTATAGTTTATACTTAGGTAACAATGTTATTACTGGTAATACTGATGCTGAAAAGTTAGCTCAAATAAAAAAGAACGAATTAATGTTTTCGTTTGAAATTCCTAATTCTTGTTATTCTCAAGTATATTTTGCTTGTGTTGATATAGGACAAGGTGTTGGTGTTACTTGTACTGTAGAATATTTAAATAGTAAAGGTGTTATAGTCAATACTTATATTAAATATATGGCCGGATGGAACCAATTTAATTATATAAATTTATCTAATGGTAATACGGCTGTTGGTGTAGGAAATGATGATAGAAGATATATTCGTTTTAGATTTAAACATGACCAAAATACTACTGCATTACGAAATGCTTCAATAAATAAAATACGAATATTTGCTTTTACTAAGTATTCATTTCCTACTGATAGATTTATGGGGCATACAGGTCATATATATAACTTTGATTATAATATGAATACTTACTTCCCTAATAGCATTCTTGCTAAAGGTGGAGTTACAGCTTATCAATCTTCTGACATCCGCTTGAAGCAGGATTTGCGGAAGCTGGACTACTTGGGTATCATCAAGGCGATGGGTGGCACTTATGGCTTCGCTTGGAAGAAGGACAACACAAGGTCTATCGGTTGGATTGCCCAACACGTCTTGTGCAACCCTCACTTAAAGGACATCGTGGAGACTGACGAGAAGGGCTACTACAAGATTAACTACTGGTCTCCGAAGCTGATTGCAACGGCATTCGGTGCTATCGAGCAGGTGGGCGATGAGGTCAGCAGGTTGAAGGCTCGGGTGGTCTTCCTTGAATCAGAGGTTCAGCGATTGAGTGGAGATAAGGAAGACTGCAACAAGAAGAGATTAGATAACAAGAATATTAATTCATTAAATTAGATTAGAAAATGGAGAATTTAAAGATTAACAAGAAAAGTGAACAGACAACTGCCACTTATACCAAGGGCGGCTATCGAGTAGAAATCACCTACAATGTTGACAAGACGGGTGGCAACATTGAGAGCATCAATATGAGTATCTATGGTGACCCAAATGGTAATTATCTCGGCAATGCGAACGCAAGCTACAACGGCAGCGAGCTGACCTACAACATCAGCGGCATCCCTCAGAGCAAGCTCAGTGAGGTATCAGCATTGATTAAGGAGGTCAATTCCGCTATCGCCGCTAATATGGCAAGCGAGGCAGCAGAGTAAGTATCGTGAGCATTAACGCAGGGTGGCTCTTATAGAGCTGCCTTGCCTAGTGTTTTAAGTTCTAAAGATTAGCGTATGGAACGATTTATATTATAGCTTGCGAAAGTGTTCAATGTAACAGTAGAGCGAGTTGTTATTAAAGAAGTTGTAACAGAATTAGAAACTGAAGTTGAATATTTAAAAAATAAAAGATTATGCCTTACAATAGTGAAACTGGAATTATTAGTGCTCCTGTTAGCATTGATGATGTTAAACGAGCTCTTGGAGAGAGTAGCAATGACCTTGCTACTCTTTGTAAGAGTGAAAATATAAATATATGGAGTAAGTATAAACCTATTAGTTGTAAAGGTGAATTTAAAGAATATCCTATTAGAGAAGACTCTGAGGAAATAGTAACATCTTCATATAGTAACTACACTTGTGTTGTTCGTTGTGGTATGAATATACCTATGGATACTTATAAGAACTTACGTAATAATTATGGAGGAGAAGGTTTTGCTATTGAAGCATGTAAAAATCTTTATATTGATAATGTATATGGTCAGACTGGCGGTATTCATGATAACACAACTACAATGGTATCAGGAAAACATTTTCCAAAAGGTGGTGCTAATTCTCCTTATAGATTAAGTGATTTTAGAAACTATAGTAGTAAAGCAACAAGTAATGCATTTATGACTTCTATTCCTCAATTTCATACCGTTGAAGTTTATTATTCTTCAATTCGTAAATTTAATTGTGTATTATATATGAATACACATGTGGATAATAACACAAATCTTACTATGGATGATATAATAACCGATTTATCTTTAGCTTGGTCTTTTTGGATTCAAATTCGTTATAATTCACCATATAATACTACTGATAAGATTTATAAAAATTATTATGTTGGCAATTGCAAAAAACCAACAGATTATATATATGCTGGTAGAGAAATAACTTTTGATATAGGTAGTGGAGATAAATATATTGATATTGTGCCTTTTTTAGCATATACTCGTAATGCAACTTTATATGATGATACAAAAATAATTTTCATATCTCTTCCAGGTGGTATTAGTTTTAAATATTATCCTAGACAAATTAATATGGAAAGTATTAAAAGTGGTTCTAGTGGTTTTGTTGATTTCTCATCGTTGAGAGAATTAGTTGGTGCTAGTTGTATTTGTAAAGCTAGAATATATAAACTTCCTGATGCTACAATTACAATTACTGATGGTATATTTAGAAGTGTTTGTAATTATGGTAACAATAAGACAACATACGGAAGAGGTTATGTATCTAATAGCTCTGGTCAAAGTACAGGTTCTGTAACTATTCCTGAAGGTGATAGAACAGATTATATTGAAACATATATAAGATTTGATAACGTTTATGAAGGAGGTTATTATGGACAAATGTGTCAATTATCTTTTGAAATTAATATAGATGGTGGATGGAAACAAGTTCCTCCAGGTGGTAGTTATATTATGCATTAAAAAGCAGATGTTCTTAATATAACAAATATGCTAGAAATGTATTTGTGGTTTACGTTCTCACCGAGAAAGCAGACACGTTGCGACCTAGTGATTATCCAACGTGTGGAAGCTGATTTTTAAAATTCGTAAATTTTGCTTCTCCTGCATTGTTATTCGGAATTATTTTCTTAACTTTGCACTGTTAATAGGAAAGGTATTCTGCTATGGCAATCTGGCGAAGAATATTGTATAACATAAAAATAAAGAAACAATTATGAAAAAGATTAAGACAATTGAGGCAGTTGATGCCTACAGAACGTTGAAAGCATTGAAGACATCATCTATGAGCGATGATGCCGCTATGCGAGTTTGGAAGAATATGAAGGCACTGCGCCAAGTAGCCGACACTTACGACAAGGATGTGAAGGAAGCGCAGGAGAGCCTGAAGGACGATAAGTTCGAGGAGATGCAGTGCAAGCTTCAGGAGTGCCAGCAGTTGGAGCAGAAGCACGCCGATGAAGGCTACGAATACACCAAGGACGATTCAGCCAAGTTCGCTGAGGTCAATGAGTACTTCTTCAATCAGAAGCAGAAGACCGAAAAGTATTTCAAGGAACTTGCCGACAAGGAGGTAGAGGTAGCCATTGAGGAAGTTGACGAGAAGGAGCTGTTCAAAGCTGCTAAGGATTGCGGCTTGAAGTTCGCTGATATGGAGACCCTTGATGTTGTGATAGGATAATACCAGTGTAGATATAATAATAGCGTTAGAATTTGGCAAGAAAGCCGTTCTAACGCTATTTTTGTAGCCATCTACTTTCAGATTGTTACATTTTATAAAGTTTAACACAAAAATCAATCAAAAACCAATTACTTTTATTAGAAGATGCGTACCTTTGCGGCATCAATCTTTTAAATCAACTAAAATATAACAGCTTATGACTAAAGAGGAAGAAGATGAAGTCCATCGGTTAGTTCAATCAGTCGGTGTTGTACAGTTGTCAAGAGTAATGTTTAAGGACATGGACGTTAGCGAAATGATAAACGTCATTATCCTTGCAGGTAGAGGCTACAGCATAAAGCTACTCACTTGGTTTAAGTATTATTGTGAAGTGATGCCTCTGTTTATCATGCTTTTTCATATTGCATGCATGGTAACATTTGCGTCTCATGAAAAAGAAATGTGCGTATGGTTTAAGGAGAATTGGGTATCGGCAGCATTTATCTATTTTTCCGTTTACATCCATCCGCTTGTACTTATAATTGCGAGCAGATTCTTTTGGCTCTGCTACAGATGGCGTATTCCGATGATCATCTACCTATTTGGGATAAATGCTATTCATATCGTATACTGGAATGTTTTTACCACCAAAGAAATGGTGGAAGCTAATGTTGTAATACTTGTAATGACCATTATATTTTATGTATATGGTTTTGCCGATAAGTATTTCTCAGGCAAGGGCTGTCAAAGTTTAATCTCTAGATTATAATGATATGGGAAAGTTATTTGGTTATCACACCTTGGGAGTGTTATTAAAATCGTTATCGGATTCTTGTTTTCGAGCAGACGAGCAAGAGAAGAGAGGGGAGAAGGTAACTGCTTGCGGAATGAGTAGCGATGAGATAGAAGACCTTTGTGAGAACTATCTGCCGTATGCTCTCAACCCTATGTTGAGCACCGAGGAGGTCAAGGAGAAGCTTCACGTTTCTGATGCAACATTGAATAGAATGGTTGCTAGAGGTGACATTCCGAACGGAGAATGCAAAAAGCGAGGGCACACCCGATATTTTAAGAAGTGGGATATACTGCACTACATTAAAAAGAAAAGAAAATAATAGTTGAACATGTAAGTATTCCTTACAAGTTGAGTAAGAGAGGTAAGTGACTGCCTCTCTTTTTTGTTTCAGTTTGCGTGAGTGACTGTTGCAAAAATTGCAACAGTCACTCTGACTTTCCCTTTTTTTGTTTTTACATTTTCAAGAAGTCTTCTATATCTATGTACTCAATACCGAAATTCTCCGCACATTGTTTGTCGGAGTCCGAGAAGTCACCTTCTTTTCCGCTAGCATCACCTATCATTATCAGCTCACTTTTCTTCCAAGAAGAATACGACTCAAGCATTCCTGTATTTGGCTTTCTCATTCCTATCTCTGCATGCGATGGGCAATACATAGAGTTGACGAAGATATTTCGTCCGGTATGATTGCGAAGATATTTTTGCATAAAGCTTTCAATAGCCTTTATCTTTCCGATGAAATCCTGTTCGTCAACAAATTGAGGGATGCCTCCTTGGTTTGAGACTATTTCCACATAGTAAAGAGTAGGGAATGCATCTACAATCTTATCCAAAACCTCTTTACGGATTTTGAAATCTGTTACATCTGTAGGAAAGGTGTTTCCTGATATAGTTGTAATAATCGTGTCGTCTAAATCAATGAATAATACTTTTTTCTTGATTAAATATCCTTTTTCTGTCATAATTTTGCTTTTTTCTATATTGATATATTAATATCTTTATCTACGAAAATTAAGTTTGTAAAACACAGTTGTTCCGGTGTGTCTCACCATTTTTATTACAATGCAAAGATACGACAAAAAAGATGGCCTTGCAAATAAATTAATGCAAATTTTAAAACGTTATCTGTTTTTAATGAAATCATTAACAATTCTCTCTATGGTGTCTTGCTTGATAGCTATAGGGGCATCACCTTGATATTCTATCACTTGGTTGCCGCATTCCTTCCAAAATAGGTTGCTATTGATGCGTTCGCCATCTACCAAGATCCAATCCTGATGATGTTCAAACGAATGCATATTAGTTAGCGGAACGAGAATGAATAATTTATTCTCCATCTTGTTTACGAGTACCGACAAGTCATTATCATCAAATGTAATGATAACTCGATTTTCATTCTCAGATAGAACGTTAAAATCCTCATTAAAACGTTCATAAAGGTAATTTTTGATTTTCGAACAACTCATATTCTTGTAATTTTATAGGAGGGCAGATGGAAAAATCCAAGGTCTGCCCGCCAAGTTAAACTTATAAGGAAATCTTCTATAATATCGACTGACAGAGCCATCCCATAAGATAGCATGGTTCTTCGCCTTGCATATCTATTCCCAGATGGTTGCATATATGTGCTACTACATGAAACATTTCATGTGTGAGACTATTTATATACTCACCTTCAGAAGTAGATTTGCAAATGAGCACAACACTTGTTTTCTTTGAAACATTTGTGTATGTCAATCCTTTGTTTGAAGAATCGGTTGAAATGTGGTCGTATGCATCCAATAATGGTTGCCCCTTACAATCAATGGAACTTAGTAAGTCCATAGCTTCGTCAACATCTTCTTGATTAGCTATATGACATACAATCACATTCCAATCGTATTTCTCCAAGTAAATTTCTTGTTTAATCATAATACATCATCCCATGGAATGCCGATACCATTATGGTTGCAATCGGCATAAAATCTATTGAAAATAAATCCGTCCGCTTGGTCTGGGTCATCCACCATATCCTTAATGAATTGAGCCAAAGCAGCTTCGTCTTTTAAAGAAGACTTAAAGAAATCGGCTCTAGCCATGTTTGCGACATAAACGAAATCGTAATTGTCGGCATTCTCCAACTTTACGTTGTTGACTTTAAGAAGTTCCTCGACTGTATCTTTTTCTGTCGGTTCAACTTTTTCGAGCTTACCAGTTGTTGCGTTTGTCTTGCGCATTAAGGTAATAGCCCAGTCGCACATCTTTTTATTGAAGTGCCAGCCATTGTAGCGAAGGTATGCAATCATCCCTTCCGGCTTCATATCGTATGCGTCAAGTGGTATTTTGTATCTTCCCATAATAAAAGCTTTTAAAGGAGGTGGAGATTTCTCCCCACCTCAAAGTGTAATACTAATAGCGATAACCGCCACCTCTGCGACCACCATGTCTTTCACCATAGCGGTCATCATCGTCATCCCAATTGTCTCGGTAATCCGGCATTGGATTTCTGTGACCCATTCGTCCATACTTGTCATCCCCCATTTCATCAATGCAGTGCATGAGTTTACCACCATACTTAAGCATCTTCTCTACAAGTTCTGACATTTCATTTACCTTGTTTTCGGTAATTTCTATCATGTATCCCATAATGATTTACTTTTTTGTATTAACTTTTTCCAAAGCCACTGACAACATAGACTTAATATCGGTCAAAGTTCCCTTCATTCCGCTAACCTCGCTTTTGAGGTTATTGATGTCTTCTTCCTGTTGTCTGTCTTTGGCTATTTGTGGATTCAATACGGCACGCATCTTTGCGCACTCTTCCATAACCTTTTTGTGGTATGGCTCGCTTTCCACAATCTCCTTAGAATGCCGATACATAGCCTCAACTTCCGCATCCATAGCTTCACGGCTTTCAGAAACCACGAGGTTTTCCGAATTTGCAATTTGCATATTGGATGGGAGTTGTTTGAACTCCATTTGTTCATTAGGCAATTTTACGACAACATCAACGGTAGTCTCCATTGGTTGTGGGTTGAATTGCCCAGGAGTATATGTTGGGAACTTAGGTTGTGGGTTACTGACCGATACAACCTGTCCGATTTTAAGACTTGGGTTTTCACCCTTGTCAAGCACATAGAATATGCTGTTAGGTCGAAGTCCTTGAAACATAGCTTTGTAATGTTAATTGTTAAACAATACCCGTCATTAGCTGAAGGGTGTTAGTATCTCGCTCGAACCAAAACTGATAAACTCCAGTTCCTGCAATGTCGGCTACCGTCAAAGGATTGCCGTTGAACTTAGTTACAGCTTGGGTTACGCCATTGGTCTCGAAAAGGATTGGCAGCGTATTTGTCGTACCAGTCGGAATAGCTTGATGTAGGTTCACAAAGATAGTTCCCCTATAGTTAGCATTCACGAAGGCGTGGTTTCTGAACGAGAAAACGACATTTTCGGTGTTCACCACCACGCCTGTAGATGCGATAGCTGCCGAGCCGTTACGATTAACCCATGCAAAAGGTCTCATCCATAACATAGCAGCCTCCTTTCTTTAACCCCAGAATCCGTTGTTGGCAGCATTCAAACCATACAGACCAGCCTGATAAGCGACACAATTAGGAACCGCAGTAAATGGGCTGTAAGGAGTAGTTACCGTCTCTGGCAACTTACACTTGATACCAGCCACCTCACTCTGCAAGCCAGCCAATACCGCATTGATAGGTGCTACAGCCTGACCCACAATCTGTGATGTCATAGCGGAAGACTTGAAGGTACTGTTCTCCTCACGAAGAGAATCAATCTTGTTCTGCATCTCACGCATCTCAGCCTGCTTCTGACCGTCAACGATGGTCTGAGTGCTCTCCTTGATAGCGTTGTGCAAGTCACAAGTCTGGCGCTGGGTCTCGTAGGCCACGTTAGAGAAGCCACGCTCCTGTCCTACGGCTACATTGTTGATGGCATTCTGCAAAGTGCCAGTCTGCTGACACATAGCCAACTTGACGTTTCCGTCCATAGCCGTAATATTATTATTTACACGGCAGCAGCAATCAGCGAGTTGTGATGCAATCTGCATATTACCTTGTTGAAGAGCGTTGATAGTTTGCATTCCGCTCATGCCTACTTGGTTGCCCACGTTCTGGACTTGGGTTGTCAAGGCAGAGATAGCTTGCTGAATCTGTCCTTCAGTACAATTGAGCTGAGTTGCGAGATTACTGAGTGCATTACGATTGCCACCGATAGCATCCATAAGCAAGGAACGACCATAGTCATTGTTGATTTCATTGGCAAGACCTGCGCCATTACCACGACCACCAAAGCCGAAACCATTACCGCCCCAACCACAGAAGCAAAGGATAAAGAGCAGCCAAATGAACCAAGAACCATCACCATTGCCGAATCCGTTATTACCCTTCATCGCAAGAAGAACGTTTGGATCAACGCCTCTCTGTTGGAGCAAAGGAGCTATCAAGCTCATCATTCCTCCATTGTTACCTGAACCCTCTGGATTAAAAACATAAGTTTTTGATGTCTCCATAAGAATAATCTTTTTGTGTTAAACCTTAATTAAACTAACTCTATGTAACGTTACGGCTGCAAAGTTACGAATAATAAGGATAAGATTAAATAACTCTATCAAACTTTCTTTTAATCGCTAATAATCAAGCAGTTAAGGTGATAGGAGGTAATATCATACTTCCGGATGCATGGAAATCAAAGGCTTGTTTGCAAATTCCGTTTGCAGAAAACGAAAAATGCAAACGGAACAGCAAACAGAAATTAAGCACACACGAACTTGAAACCAAACTTTTCAGTATAGTATTCCTCTTTAGGGTGTCTTTTTGTCTCGGAGTCATAGCAGAGAATGAACGGCTCACCCTTAGAGTAGAAATAGTTATAAGACTTTCGCAAATACATCTTAGCATTCAAAGCCTTTGAGGAGAGCTTTCTTATCCTCAACTTTGTCTCTTGCGGCTTGCCCGACATAACTCTAAGTTCATCCATTTTGTATTGCATGTGAAGTTTTCTTCCTTTACTTGCATATCTTTCTTTATTCCAATAGTTTCTTAGAGACTTGTTTCGCTCTTTACGAATTCTATTTATCGTTTCTACATTGTGTTTTAAACCAAGCTTACTGACTTGTCCTAATATTGTAGATTGAGGAATATTCAACACTTCGGAAATTTCCCTTGCTGTCATCGTTTGGTACATGACGGAAATTTGGCTGATGGTTTCTTTACTCAACTTGTTGTCTATTTTTGTGCCACCTAAAATAGTGATATATTTATATAAGGTGTGTAGTGTAACACCAGCAGCCTTGGCTACTTCCTTTCGTGGGTAGTCATTGATGTGGACTTTAATATAGTCTATCTGTTCTTTTGTTAATCTTCTTGGCATTCTTCATCCTCCTCAAAAGAAAATCCATATTTGTTCTTATAGTATTCTTCATCCATCCTATGAGTATTCCGGTCATAACCTATGGTGTATGGCTCACCTTCGAAAGCGAAATATCCATGCTTTGTTATGAGATTGTACTTTGCATGATATGCTTTTATAGGCATATCCGCAAATTTGAATCTTGTCTGTTGCGGAATGCAGGATATAACTCTGAATTTCTCCATCTGCATGGTTCTTTGCCAGCTTTTTACCCTTTTACTTATTGTTGCTTTCTCATACGCTTTCTTTAAATTTGCCAAACTATTCTTTTTAAGTCTTTCGATAGTTTCATTCGAATGAGTAAGCTTTAGTCTTTTTACCGCCTTTCCTACTGTAGACGGATGACACCCTACAATCTCGGCAATCTCTTTGACTGAATGGTTGGTGTAAAGCTTTGCAATTTGTTCATCACGCTTCTTGTTGGGTTTCGGAACAGGTCTTTTATGTTCGATTTTACAATTGCAATCATGTAGAATCTTATACAAGAATTTCACGCTGACACCCATTCTTTGTGCCAACTTGTATCTTGGTCGTTCATTTATGTGCGCCTTAATGATGTCTATTGTATCTTGTTCTATTATCTTCATTTTTATTCAGTTTTTTATGGTGTGACTCACCTGTATTTGCAAAGGTAATGAGATTTTATTGATAGAGCAAATAATTTAATGTGTTATAACTTTGTTTAAGGAAATATTTAATTATTTGCACAAAAATTAATTGTGTAGTTTTCTGACTCGGCTATTTTCACATTATTATATATAAATAGCTATCTTTGCAACAAAAAACATAAGGAAATGACAGCGGAAACTATTCAATTAATACAGACGGGAATTAATCTTCTTTGCGCATCGGGAGTTATCTCCACGTTGCTGTACTATAATAGTAGAAAACGAAAGGAGGCGGCACTCGCATCACAGGAAGAGAATAAGACTATTTCATCATATGCCGATGAGTGGAAGGCTCTCTATGAACGTTCCAACGAGTCGGTCGTTAATCTTAATAGTAAAGTAGATGAATTGTATGAGGAAATCAATCAGTATCGTATTACCATACGCAATCTAAGGGATGAGAAGAACGATTTGAAGCTTGCCTTGCATGAGGCACAATGGAACAGATGCATCAAGGATGGATGCCAACTTAGAACCCCACCAAGAAAGCGAGAATCCTTAGAAACGTTGGTTGAAAAGGAAGAAAATGAGATATATCGTGACAGGGAGGATTAAAATATGGTTAAGTATCTGAAATTACTCATACAAGTTAATAGCGGACATTCAAGCAAGGCATTCTTCTTAGTGTCCGTTACTCTGATAGGTCTCTTGATGCTCCTGGTTGTCTGCTTTATCTTAGTGTGGGAAGTGGTAACTTATGGGACTATCAAGACCGATTTGATGGGGTTAAGTGCATTTGTTGGTAGTGTGGCTAGTTTGTTCGTCACGGCTGGCATTACCAAGACGATAGGGGAACGTGGCGAACACAATAACTTAAAGTTGGAGGAAAAAGACAATGGCTAAATCGGACATTTTAAGCGAGTTCGTACTTAGTTGTGAATCATCTAAGTATACAAACAAGAAGAGTGATAGGGGTGGAGCGACAAAATACGGAATCACGCTCGCTACTTGGAAGAAGGTTGGATATGACAAGAATGGTGATGGGGTAATCAATGCCGAGGATGTGAAGTTGCTTACCAAGGCAGATTATGATCGGCTGTTCAAGAGGAACTACTGGGATGTTTGCATGGCTGACAAGCTAAACAACCAATCGGTGGCGAACCTCCTAGTGGACTTCGCCTACAATAGCGGCTGTTCAAAGGCTATCCAGAAGATACAGAAAGTTGTAGGAACAAAGGTGGACGGAATCATGGGCAAGAACACCTTGGCGGCTATCAATAACTTTAAACAAGGACAGTGGGTCTTGTTCGACAGTCTGAAGGTCGCTAGGATTACCTACCTTAACGACATCGTGAAGAACGACCCTAAGCAAGAGGTAAATCTGAAGGGTTGGCTCAGACGTGTCGGGAACATCAAGTACGGAAAGCTCGTCTGCAATGATGGACGTGTAATAAACAGCTAATAACACAAAAATAGCTCCATCGTTCTAGTCGGTGGGGCTATCTTCGTTAAAGTCCTAGCTTGGTGGTTATCCAAGAGCCTATAGGAACATTTTCCTCCTTGGACTTCTGCTTTATATAGTCCACGGTTTCCTTTGGCATCCTTATGCAAAGGTTCACGTTGTTCCCTTTCTTTCGTCCGCTTCCAGCCCTTGCACCTCCTCTGTTACTTTTCTTGTTATCCATATCTATTTTGTTAAGAGCCTTACGTTTGCTAGGGTGGTACTTCTATTGGAAACGAAAAAGTGCTCTCGTTCTAATTTATCCCTAACCAAATTGTCTATTTCTCCCAATTTTTTCTTGCATACATTAAGTCTGTTCGTTAAGTCTTTGATTTGTCCATCTAGTTTCTTGAATTGGAGGACAGTATCTTCGGGCTTACAAACTTTGCTTATGTTCGCTATAATAGCTTTCATTGCTTTGTTTTCTTCTACCAGCTTGTCGTAGTTGCGAAGAATGGGAAGCATCTGCCTCTCATACGGAATATTGTTTTTTGTCTTACTCATATAGTTTTATTTTAAAGTTCAATACCTCGCCATCTCTTGATGGTACAAAGACTCTCGAAATTATCAATATACACTTTGTCCTTATTGAAGTGGGCTTGTTGTATTTGGTATTTCATCCAACCGATGTTGCAACCATTCTCGCCACCTTCCCAATGGTAGTAGCGATAATGCAAGCTAACGTCTATGTCAAGCACATCATCTTCTCCAGATACTTCTGATGGGTGAATGTGGAGGTCAGCCTCAACATGAATGCTCTTGAAGATTGCAGGCTCCATCTTGAAATCGGAACTTACGATGTGCTTTTCGTCCTTTGGTGTGAACTGAGCGTAAATACCAAGTCTCTCACAAGTCTTCTGTATATCCTTGGCTATGTAGGATAGAATGTTTTTATGCTCCATAACTTATGAATATTCTTGATTTTCTTTTTCACAATTATCATATCCGTTTTCGTAGCTCATAGAACTAATATCTTTTACTATGTTTGCTATCTTGTCTAAGTCAGTTTCCGACTTAACTCCTAACTTTTTTAAAAGCGGAACAAGCTCTTTGTTAAACTTATCGTTTGGGCTATTATTGCCCCAAAAATCACTATCTCCGATATAATATTCTTTGCTCATTTTATTAATAGTTTTTGAATCTCTTTCATGTCCGTAAATCTAAATAGTTATGCTTTTTACAACGTATGCGAACTTCATCGTACCATAGGCGTTATATTGGATAAGTTGCATAGAGATTGCATATTCGTTTTTTAAGAATAGATAACCTTCTGCTATAATAGACTTTTGTACTTCTAGGCTCTTGTCTGGATTGACCATCTCTATAGCCTTGCATCTACTCTCAACTACAGTGAGGTCTGTATCAGATAGCATTTTAGTTATTTCTTCTTTGGCTGTTTCTTCATCCTCATACTTAAAATTGTTTTTAGCGAGAATGCGATTAAACATCAAATCTGTTGTCAAGCTTAATTCTTTCATATCCGTAAGTTTAAATGGTTATTATGCGAACAAAAGGGCACATTGAAACTCGTTCTCGAAACGCTCTCTTGTGTAGTCTGCGAAGCGCTCGAACTTGCCACATTTTGCGAACTCCTTAGCATCTGCAATGAAGTTACACTCCTAAATGATGGACTTAGCTTGAACTTGCTCAAATCCGAACTCGAAGAACTCACGCATTCTTTTTTTATTAGTTGTTGCCATATTCTTTTCGCTTGCCGTGATGCGATAGGGCTTAATTGTTAATAATACAGTTTCTGAAGGTGTGTCTCACCTTTCTAATTCTGTTACAAAGATACAAAGAATATTTGAAATATGCAATAAAAAATCAAATCATTTTCTTTGCTTTAACGTCTTTTGGCTATAATAGTAGGCTTGATTACATTCGTTAACAGAAAATGGCTAGTTTTTCACTTATTCGGGTTTTGGAAATAACCCAAATGGCTCTTTTTGTGTCATATATAATATAATTTGTACCTTTGCACTCAAAAAGGAGGTTGATATGCAACTAAGATTTGATTGGTGGCGTTGGCTCGTTACCATATTGGTAGGTTTCTTCATCATGCTGATGATGTACGGATGCCGGACAACGAGATATGTAGAAGTGGAAAAGGTGGTGCGAGACACTACTACTTATGCTCACTGGGACTCAATTGTCAACGAAAGGGTCAAGCTTATTCGGGATAGCTTGCTATCTTACCATTGGGAGCAGACCGAAAAGCAGGTTAAGGATTCCACTTACATCAAGGATGATGTCAAGACAAGGGTAGATGAGAGTGGTAAGGTTCTATGTAAGGATTCTACTCATATAGAGATTAGATACAGGGACAGCAAGGAACTATCCAAGGTTCGTGATAGCCTTATTCATTATAAGGAGATAGCAGAGCGAGCGAGTATATACAAGGCTCAGAGGGATAGCATAAATAGAGAATTGAGTATCGCCCAGACCAAAAAGGAATATATTGAGAAAGACTTGGAGGGATGGGATTTGTTCTATTGGAAATTCGGTATGATTTCCTTTTGGGTCGTTTCCTTGATGCTGGTTACAATGATTTTCTTTCTCACGGTAAAATATAAGAAAAAGTTATTTTATTAGGTTGGTTTTTAGTTATTAAGGTTTTAGATTGGTTTAAGGTAACAACTTATGGAGCAGCTGCCAGTGATGGTGGTTGCTCTTTTTTTTGTCTTGAAAATGCCTTAGAGTATTAAATGTTAAATTTGCAAGCGGTTTAATGTATTTGTAGTTTTATATATGTAACTAAAATTGTGTTGTGTGTTAAAAATGCGCAATAAGAGCAGAAGAACACATTAAAACCCTTGCAGTTTGAAAATAAATTAGTATCTTTGCAGCGTGCTTTGTTGGTGCTGACACGCTTACAAGAATCAATAAGATTTTCCGTGGCGAAAGCCACATCACGATAATCCTTACCTAGATTTCGGTGTCAGACGAATGAAGGGTAAGGATTTCTTTTTAGAATCCTTGTTTTGAGTCGAAACATTCTTAGATTGCTCTAGGTTAGCAATGGGCAATAATTGTTGGAGTAGGCGAAACACAGATAAGTTAAACAAATAAGGAAACGAGTTATTATGCATCAGATTAGAATTGGTATCAAGCAAGCTAAAATTGCACTAGGCGATAAGAATCGCTTGGTGGGATTTTGTTTTGCCTTAAAGATAAAATTTCTATTCCGTGCATCAGACCTTCATTTTAGATCTACAAACCAAGCAGCTAAAGTGATGGGCTACAACAAGAAAGATTTCAAACAATATTTGGATTTATCAGTTAAATTTGGATATTGTAGAATTGAAACTAACAAGTTCGGTGTGAAGAGAATCATAGCGAACAAGTTGCATGACAGTTTCCAATACAGTTACAAGACAAGACGCTGCGAGATAGCTAAACTTACCTTGCCTCAGTTGAGAAGTCTTTTGTGTGATGTCGTTGTGAGTAACAAAATCAATGTTATTGAAGATGTCTCCAATACGCATTGTAGAGCCGTCAATGGGAATACGATTAAAAGTGTACGTAGTGCCAAAAAAACGGAAGCTCGTATGTTGGAAAGACCATTCAATGAAAAGTACACAAGTTATTCATACACCAGCATGATGAAAGATACCTGTTCAACTAGATACCAAGTTGGGAAGACTATCAAAAAGCTTGTTAAGTCTGGTACGGTAAAAAAAATAGTCCAATGTACAGAAGTCGGAGTAGACGCATGTGCTTGTACTAACAATTGGCATTATTATGATGCGTTCGGAAATCTTATCATCATTTCGGCAAAATATCGAAAGGGTCAACTGCGATGCGCTAACAAATACAAAGTCCTAAAAAGCCAAGTATCTAAGTCGAAGAGTGGAACAAACCCAAAAATTATTGAGCGAAAGATGAAGTGGGTAAAAAATCGAACGTAATAATAGTAGACGAGAGAATCTATAAATAACCTGCGTGCGTAAGGGAGCTTGTAGAGTTAAGGGGAATATACGAAGTATATTTCACTTATGTATATAAACTACTCGTATGTGTTGTGAGGTTGATTAAAGAAACTAAGAAAAGAAAGAAGCTATGGGAGAAAGAAAACAGAAAGAGGGCGATGAGCACAGAAACGTTGCAAAACCAACTTATGAAGAGTTTGCAATGTATTGCTCGATGGCAGGTTTTATGAAAGACAACCTAAAGTGGCTTTATGGTCGATTTGATGATGTCGGATGGTTGCTGCCAAGCGGTAAAGTCCCTAAGAAATGGGAGGATTTGGTCAAGAAATGGAATTCCTTGAAGAATCCGAGCCAGACATACCGCAAGCATGGTTTCAAGTTCAAGACCAAGGAAGAAAAGATGCACGACTGCTATGAAGTGTGGACTGATGGTTCTGCTGTTCTTCGGACTGATACCAAGCGAAGAAAGTACACTGGTGGTGCTGCTTATGTGATTTTACACGAAGGCAAGGTGTATAAGCAGGGTAACTATGGAACAATTGACACGACAATAAGCCGTATGGAGCTTTTGGCAATCATCTGTGGTGTCGGTCATTGCCCGCAAGGTGCGGTTGTTAAGGTTCATAGTGATAGCCAATATGCACTTAAGACTTTGAGCGGTGTTTATTCTGCACACAAGAACTTAGACTTGATGGAGAAGTTTAGAAAGCATTCCGCTCATGTAGCACACATCACTTGGCGCAAGGTGAAGAGCCATACAGGAGTAGAGTACAATGAGCTTTGCGACAGATTGGCAAACGAAGGTAGAATAGCTGCCGAGATTAAGGCAGGGTTAAGAGTTAATTCAAAAGCTTAGAGAAATGAAGATACAGACATTTGAACTATGTGCCGGATATGACTCTCAACTGATGGCTTTGGAGTGACTGAAGAAGAAATATTCTGATTTCGATTACGAGTGTATCGGATGGTCTGAGATAGAGCCAAGTGCAATAGCCTTGCATAATGCTTGCTTTCCTAGTCTGTCTGGCAAGAATTTCGGTGATATGACAACGATAGATTGGAGTAAGGTTAAAGACTTTGACTTACTGACGTATTCAACACCTTGTCAGTCTGTTTCGCAAGCCGGAAAGCAGAAAGGAATAGAGGAGGGAAGCAATACACGTTCCTCTATCCTTTGGTTTACAAGAAACGCCATTATTACCAAGAGACCGAAATACCTCTTGATGGAGAATGTAGAGGCTTTGGTTCAAACAAAGTTTATTGGGTTCTTTAACAAGTGGCGCAAGGAGTTGGAATCCTATGGATATGTCAACTACGCAAAGGTGATAAATGCTGCAGATTGCGGTGTTCCTCAGAACAGAAAGCGTGTCTTTATGCTCTCTATACGAAACGATGGTGATAAGATAGATTATCATTTTCCGAGAAAGATAAAGCTGGAGAAACACTTAGTTGATGTCTTGGAGGAAAATGTGGACGAGAAGTACTTTTTGAGTGATGCCCTGCTATGTAAAGAGAAGTTTGTGTCAAATGAAAGGAAAGAGCCTATGAGTGCAGCTATAAGAACTCGTTCAGAGGGGAAGTGGATAAAAGGCGAAATGCATAGTCCAAAGGTCGAGCTTGGAAAGAATATAGCCAATACCATTACATCTGCGAGCAAGGACTCCTTGGTTGTGCTAGGAGAGACAAGGTTGCGCATTAGGCGTTTGACTCCGAGAGAACTCTTCCGTTTGATGGACGTTGACGAAGAATACATAGACCGGATGCTTGAAAATGGCGTATCGAAGTCAAGTCTTCAAAAAGCTGCTGGAAACTCTATAGTTGTAGCGTGCATGGAAATGATTTTTGAGGAACTTTGGTTTCCCGATAATAATGTTAAGATTGCTGATGATGGTCAGCTGTGTCTATTTTAAAGTTTTGACGAAATGATGTTTTTGAATAATAAAGAGAAAAAGAAGAAAGCAAATGCTATCTCTTATAAGATAGATGAGTACATCTGGGGACGAAAGGATTTTGTTACCGATTGCCCCTATGGTGAGAAAGGCAGATACACCAATGCAATTAATAAAGTTGGTGATTTGGGGTGTAATACTTGCGAATGGCAGGTAAGACATGACCCAAGTACGCAAGTTGTGACGTGCTCCCATCCAAAGGTGGAGAAGAACGAGGTGAAGAAACTTTTTAAGGATATGTGATATGAATAAGGAAGAATTGAAAAGATGCTATACGGATGCCTGTAATGCTTATTTGAAGGTATTCTGTGAGAAGCATGAGTTTTACGGATTGGATAATCCGGAGACATATTGGATAGGTGACGAACCAGGTGGAATTGCTAATTGTGGTGATTTGACTTTCGATATGGCTACTATTGTAACAGATATTGACAAGGAAGCTCCCGAAGAAGAGTTGTTGAAGTGGTACGATTATACTATTGAAGCTAGAGAGTTCAATTTGCCTGTTCCAAACTTCGACCATTGGCTTATGGGGTGTCCTATAACACCAAGTAAATGGTTCGAGATTATGCGAGCAAAGCGCAAGGAATTTGAGGACTTGTTGAAACAAGAAAATGAAAGGTTGAAACATGGAAAGAAGTAATCTTTTTAATCATTTGTTGAGGATATTTGATGAAGGTCTCAGTATGAAGACTACCGAACTTGAATATGGTACACTTGAAGTTACTGTAGAGAATCGAAGCCAAGACAAGAAAATCACATTCTTAGCAAAGGGCATGGAGGATGCCAAGCAGAAAGCAGCGGAATGGCAGGTTGGACAAATGCTCTTGAATTGCGATGATTTCGAGGAGATTGTTATGTTCTTGGCTCAAAGAAAGAAACTTAAAAAGGAAATGGCAAATGGATAAGAATTTTAGAAGTTGCTTTTGTTGCATCCATTTCTTGGAAATACAAAATACAAGTACAGGAAATGTCTTGAAATGCAAGAAAGGTAGCACTACGAAAGTACAAGGGAAGAGACTGACAGAAATTGCTGCAAGGTGCAAAAACTACAAAGCGTAAGGCACACGTTAAAGAACATAGTAAGACGAAATTAAGGATAAAGGTGATAGTAGAAAGAGTGTTTGAGAAAGAGAAAAATGTAAAAAGTTTAAAATAAATGGTAGAAACTAGATTAAACAATTAAAATACATTAATAAAATAAAGAAACACATTAAAATGCTTGCATGTTTTGAATATTCTTTGTATCTTTGCATTGCAATTAAGAAATAAAGGTTATTAATTTGAAAAGGTGAGACACACCATAAAAACTGGGAATGATGACAAAAAAGGAAATAATAAAACAATGGTTGGATGAGCCGAAAGTGAGATATTGTAATAATTCTAGTTTCACTTTGGGTTATGGTGATGGCTGGGATTGGGTTAAAGATGTTCTACGACCAGCTATCACGAAGAACGCTATGTTTCTCAGATTCTTGGAGTATGGTTTCCGTGAGATAGAAGAGTTTTTGAAATCAAAAACCGGAAAACCGAGCGAAGAGGATTGTTCCTTGTATTCTGTTGGATATAAGGATGGTGTCAATGATGCCATGATTGCAATTAAGAATAGATTTGAAAATTTAAAATAGGAGGTTAAATGGATTTAGGAAAGGCGATTAAGACAATGAGGGTAAGCAAGGGCTTGACCCAACGACAACTTGGTAAGGCTATCGGTTGTAGTGAGACAAATATGTTGTTTATGGAGACCGGAAGAACGTTTCCACGTAAGAGTAAGATTGATGCAATATGCAAGGTATTGGAGATTCCGATGTCTTATTTGTTGATGTTCTCTATTACACCGGATGACATTCCCGAAGATAAGCAGAGTTTGTACACAAGCATCGTTGAGCCGATGCGTAACGAATTTATTAGGGAGTTGTTGCGATGAAGAAATGCTATTATTTTGTGGCTAAGTATGTCAAGAATGGCATAACATGTACATGTGCAGGTACACAAGAGACGATTGAAGGCTATTTTGATTTTGTCAGTGCTGGAAATTTTATAGCACATGAACATAATGTTGATTTCGAAGGCGTAATTGTAACTTTTTGGTCTGAGATTAATTCAATAATGTTAGATAAATATAGGAATAAACAACATAAAAATGGTTGAATTCGAGTATTCAAGTTTCGGAAGCCTTTGATTAGGCTACAGCGATTATCCATTCAATCGTCCGGAGCGGATTAGCCTCAGCCCCGAATGGAATTAGGGAGCTACGTTAGGGGTGAATGCATAGGCACGTCAGGATGTCCGTCCAAGTTCTGACCTCTGCGGTTCGTGGTTAAAAGTGGCGAAAGCTGCGGTGCTGCGGGCAAGAAACCATCCTATAACATTGGCGATGGGCGCACAACCACCTTTCGAGGTGAGATTTATTAATTTGATTAATTGAGTTGATTATGATTTATGTAAGGAGCAAGGATGGTAAGGCATTGATGCCAAGTGAGCGTGGAGGGAGGATAGGCTATCTTCTTCGCCATGGCAAGGCTCATGTAGTCAGCCGTGTTCCGTTTGTCGTTCAGTTGGATTATGAGAGCACCATCTACACACAGGAAGTGAGCCTTGGCATTGATGCTGGCTCAAAGCACATTGGCGTTTCGGCTAGTTCCGAGAAGAAGGAGCTGCTTACAGCGCAGGTCGAGTTAAGAAGTGATGTTGTGAACTTGCTATCTACTCGCAAGGAGTTGAGAAGGACAAGGCGAAACCGCAAGACACGTTACCGCAAGGTTCGTTTTGATAACCGCAAGAAGAAAGATGGTTGGCTAGCACCTAGTGTTGAGCAAAAGGTTGAGAGTCACTTGAAGGTTATCCGCTTGGTTCGTAAGTTACTTCCAATTACGAAGACCACTATAGAGGTTGCTCCGTTTGATGCGCAAAAGATTAAGAATCCCGACATCAAGGGTGATGAGTATCAGCAAGGCGAGCAGATGGGCTTTTGGAACGTGAGGGAGTACGTTTTGGCTAGGGATGGGCACAAGTGTGTTCATTGCAAGGGCAAGAGCAGAGACCCTATCTTGAACGTTCACCATTTGGAGAGCCGTAAGACTGGTGGTAATTCCCCTAGTAATCTCGTAACGCTTTGCGAGACCTGCCACAAGGCTTACCATCGTGGGGAGTTCGACTTGAAAATCAAGCGTGGCACAACTTTGCGTGATGCTGCGGTGATGAACATTATGCGTTGGTCGGTGTATGAACGAGCCAAGGCTGAGTTTGGGAATGTGTACTTGACCTATGGTTACATTACCAAGCACACTCGCATAGAGAATGATATTGAGAAAACTCATGCAGCCGATGCTTTCTGCATTGCCAAGAACGTACACGCAAGGCGGTCGAGAACTTTCTTTATGTGTCGTTGTGTACCTCGCCATACGAGAGCATTGCACGTTGCGAACCCGAAGAAAGGTGGTATTCGTAGGTCTTGCATTGCCTCTCATAAGATAGGCAAGTCTCGCTTTCAGCGTTTCGACATGGTATGGTGGAAAGGCAAGGAATGCTTTATCTTTGGGAGCACGCACGGAAGACCAATATTGCGTGATGTTGAAGGAAAGCAAATTGCAGGACAACCGAGTGTGAATATCAAAACGATAAAGTTTTTAAAGAGATTAAGAAATAACATTTTAGTGGAAGAAAGGACTTCCGAAAGTTGGATAGAAAATGAAAGTTAGAATTGTAAATCATAAGTGTGCCGATGGGGTAGAAAGAGGTATCTTGGAGTACCGCAACCATTGGTGGGAGAAGTGGAAGCCATTGCATCAGGACGGAAAGCTGGCTTATGTTTCATATATGGGAACGAAACCATATAAGTCATTGCAGGAAGAGTGCTTTGATGTACTTGGGTTGAATGAAGAACAGATAAAGGTTCGTGAACAGATGTCCCGTTATATCTTGGATGCCGAAGAGGTATACATTGGTGCAAGAATTGGTAACGAATATCGTATCGGCTATGATGTTGATAATGATGAGAGTTTGGAAACGCTTAGGAATTTGGAGGAATAGTTATGTTCGGAAAGATTTTTTCGGTTAAGACCGATATTGTATATCGTAGAGAAGAGAGTTTGAATCTCTTCGATGGCAAGAAGAAACTTGATAAGGTGGTGTCCGGTCGGGTATTCAAGGAGCAAATCAAGTTCTTTGGTTTTACCATCAGAACAAAGTTTTTTTATCAGATTTGCTGTCCACAAGTCAATATGAATGATACTCATGAGGCTTGCACATTGAATCGGGTCGAGGATTTGGTGAGAACGGAGTGCTATAATAAGGTAGTAGAATATTCAAACAGAAAGCATCATGCCTAGTGTTAATTGTTTCAGAAGAGTCTTGTTGAACGTAGGTGGCAAGAAGATAATTATCAGTGTTCCGAATGGAATGACCGAAACCGAAGTGAATAAGGTTATGGTCGTTACTAGGGCTTATCTTCAGCAGTATGTATATGTCGAAATGGTCTTAGCAGAGTGCTTTATGCAGAAAATCGAAAAAAGTATTCTGAAGAAGAAATGCGTTAGGTTTGAAGTTAAGAAGAAGTGGGTGGACTGCAAGAAGAACCTTCGAAAGGTGGTTAAGTATTATGACGCTTATGTTCCTAATGCAGATTTTAATGAAGAATTCGCAATGACGTTCTATGACAAGATTAGTGGAGACTTGTATAAGTTGCGAGATAAGCTTGCTTTAAGATTACAGAACTTAGGGATTGGTGAAAAATCGGGAGTTTATGCGAATGCAATCATTCTGTACAATCTGACCAACCTTTGTTTGGGAACTTATGAGAATATCATCCGTAAGCTGTATGAAGATTTGCATGTAAACTTAATGCAAGCGTTCAAGGATTTTGCTCCTATCTTGGCCTTTGAAAACTCTTATGACTTCATGGCATTAGTGATGGATAAGGATTTCAAGAGATTGGCTGACCATTTGATGACAAAAGAAATTCTTTCTTATTTCGATAAGGTAAGAAAAGGTGTCTTTGACGAACAGACTTTGAATGAGGCGGCTATCAACGCAACGGAAGACCTGAAGGACGATGAGAAAGATTTACAGCGAACTTACATAGGAATTAGTGACTTTATGAAGAGTGACTATCCTCTGGATAGTGTGACATCTAAGAAAGCAAGCTGATGAAAATAGAACCAAGTGAGTTCTTGCCGATAGGTAATGAGTTTCAGAAAATCTTTGGAATAAGCTTTGGAAAATTCATAGATATGCGGTTTCTTTTAGCGAGAAAAGAGTTAGTCTTCAATCTGCTGAAGTTCACAGATTGGCTTGAAGAGTGCTATCCGGATGAGTGTTCCATTGATGGAGTGAGTTACAATGCGGTTGTCGAGCGAAAATTTGGCAAGCGAGGGGTTAAAATGATAAAGAAACTATTGCAATGAAGTATATGGGTAGCAAGGCTAGAATCGTGCATGAAATATTGCCGATTATGCTTGATAAAGAACATGATACGTTTGTAGATGCTTTCTGTGGTGGCTGTAGCGTTATTGAGAACGTTCCGGACACGTATCGAAGGATTGCCAACGATAAGAATAGGTATCTTATCGAAATGTGGAAGTATCTTCAGAATGATGGGTTTGTCTTCAACCATATTAGTAAGACGTTGTATAACTTTGCAAGAGACTGCTATCACGGAAAGAATAAATTCTTCACAGAAGCAGGTGTCGGACTAATTGGCTTTATGGCGAGCTTTAATGGACGTTTCTTTGATGGTGGCTATAGCGGACATAATGTTGTCGGCAAGAACGGAAAGGCAAGAGATTACATAAGGGAGCAGATAGAAAATACAATGCGTGATGTGCCTCTTCTCAAAGGTGTCGAGTTTTATAGCGGCAGTTATGATGAACTTGTGATACCGGATAGGAGTATAGTGTATTGCGATTTGCCTTACAAAGCTACGAAAAAGTATGATGTATCAAAGAATTTCGATTACGAAAGATTCTATATATGGTGCATGGAAATGGCTAGAAGAGGTCATAAGGTATTTATCAGCGAGTATCAGATGCCCCCAAGAGTTCAGATGTGTTTGGGAAAAGGAAGTAACAAACTCTCTTAACCCGAATATAACAAAGAGACCAGTCGAAAGGTTGTTTACAATTGATTAGAAAGAAGAAATGAAAGAAACTTATTGCTTGGAAGATACGCTTTACAATACAAAGCGTTACTTCACGTTTGAAAATGGCGTAGTATCAGGAACAGAAGTTGCACAGGAATACTTTAATATTTTTCTTGATCTTGCAAGTCGGCTTGGCTATAAGGTAGTGAAATTTTGAAAAGGCGGGTAAACAAGGATTGTCCGTTCTCGGCAGAAGAATTGGATGAGTTCAGAGCAGCCTTATATAATGTGAATACATCTTTTCACTGCTGTAATGCAGCTCCGGTAGACTGGGCGGCAGGATGGCAGCGGAATGATATAAGAAAGACGAGGTAGGAAAGCCATAATCTACCAAATACCCACGTGCCAAAGCCGTGTGATGCCTTGCGTGGGGGCATGATGATAAACTAGGAGTCGCACGGCTTTATTTGAATGTTTCATAACTACAAATAGCCTATCGCTAATGGTTGTTCCCTTGGGCAGGGAGATAGTTAATACCGCATCGTAAGATGTGAACACTTAAAATTTGCCGACAACCATTGGCAAATGCCTATTAGTCAGCGGCAGAAACCCTTGGGCAAGGTTGGGAATGGTGCACAATCTTCAAATTCGCATCTGTCGCTGACAAACGGATGAGTGGCATTGGCAACTGAAAGCAATGCGACCCTCGCAAACTTGGAGCGGATTTTCTGATTAAACATTCCGTGTACCAGGTCACTGGGGAGGTGTTGACACCAACAAGGGTTTAAATCCCTTGTCATCCACTAATTTTAAAAGGTAAAATCATGAATGAGTATTGTAAGAATTTGATTTCAAATGGTGTTCCTAGCTGGATAGTAGAGGAGGCTTATAAATTTACAATTGAGCCTTTGAAATCAACAGAAGGCTTGGTAGGAATTGATAAGGAAAATAGTGAGCTATATAGAAATGTCATTATCGCAGCCTACATTGAGGGTGCTAGTGCTACATTGGAAAAAGTGCAAAGATATTATGGCGGTGAGGAACATAGTTAGACAATGGAACGAGGCAACAGGAGGATATTCGTACCGCTTCAAAGGTGGAGATATTTTCCTCCGGTTGGTAAAGGCTGAAGAATGCTACGAATTGCGTAACCCTATAGGCTATGGTGTTCAAGTAGTCAAGTGCAAAGACTTGGATGAAGCAGATGCTAAAGCCAAGGAAGTGCTTGAAGCGTTTTTTGATGACAAAGTTAATATAAAAGCAATCTGATTATGGACTTAGAATTATTGATAGATAAGATAGACTTTAGTCAAGGTGCAAGGCAGATAGCCAAACAAGCCTTGGAGTTGGGAATGAAATGCCAAAAGGATAGTGCTTGGCATCCGGTAGAAGAATTGCCTGAGCACAACAGACGCATTGTCGGTTTGACCAAGGTTCGCAAGCGTTTCAAGCATCTGAATTTCTTAGGCGAGGAATGGTGGAAGAAGTTCACGAAGTCAAACGCCATCTATAAATGGGCTTATGTGGATGATTTGATATGATAGTAATCGTAGAAATCCATAATGCTATTTTGTTTTAAAGGTTTACCCCATCACTATATATAATAATGTAGTGGTGGGGATTTTTGTGTTAACGTCAGCAAATTATTTGTTTATATTATTATAGAGTGTTAAAAGCAATAAGAAATACATTAAATAATTTGCATATTTTGAATATTCTTTGTATCTTTGCAATGTAATTAAGAAACAAGGTTACTAATTTTAAAAAGGTGAGACACACCATAAAAACTGTAAGAAGAAAGTGGAAAAGAATAATGTTTATGTAGAGGTGTTGGCAAAGATTGCCAGCCTCATGGGTAGAACAAAGGAGTCTATCCAGATGTCGTCTTCAAATACTCATACGAGTATTACGATGTTTGCTGAAAATAATAGCAAGATTATTGGAAATTGGTATTTTGATGCTTCCGATAGCAAGGAGTTGGTGGATGCTACTTTCAATGGTCTGAAGGCTTTGGTTGAGTCTCTTGAGCACAATAAGAGCAATGACGGACAAGCAGCGTAAGTACATAGAAAGTCTTATCAAGAAAGTGTTTCGTAATGCAGATTCGCAGAGCGAAATACTTTCCAGATTGGATAGGGTTAAGATTTCAAGCCATCAAGCTTCAGTAATGATACATGCATTGAAGTTAGAGTGTAACATCGGTCGCTCCGTTCCGGCATATATGTTAATGGCAAACAATCTAAATCCAAAAATGGATGAGTTCTTTAGTATATTAGGGTACGATGAATGACGTATTCTTCAAGAAGAAAAGAAGTTGATATGAAAAAGGTAATAATGATAATAGCCGTTGCCGCCATTTTGGTAGGTTGCAAAGGTAAGGGTACAAGAGTCCAAATCTCGGATTCTGTTGACAAATTCAATGTCGAGAAATTGTTTGTTGTTGATAGTATAACAGTGTACAGGTTTTATGACCAAGGAAATGCTATCTATTTCACTAACCGGAAAGGTAGGGTAGATGCAACCCATTCTGAGTACAATCCGGTTACTCATACATACAATGACGAGGTTAACGAAACTTTATGTGAAGGAGACTAAAAAATGGAAAAGAGATTAACTAAGGAAGAGTTCCTTAAGGACTTATGGCATCCAAATACAGAAGAGCCAGATAAGAGCAAGAGCGATATTATTACCCTTGGTTTTGATAACGATGCTTATCTACAGTTTAAAGAATCCATTCTTTGGAAAGAGGAATCTTGGAGACATTCGATTAGCAGATGCCAAATCATCAAGTGGGCTTATTTATCTGACATACTGCCAAAGCAGGAAGGAGGTGAACAATGAAAACATTTATCTTTGATGTTATGCTCGACGGAAGATTCATCTGTACTCTCAAATACGAGTACAGTCCACTCTTCCCGATTGACCTTGAGGAGTTAGATAAGTTCATTCTTGACAAGAGACCAAGTTTGAGAGGTAAGGACTATAGAATTGCGTTTTGATTATGAAAGAGCTTAAAGTTGGAGAAAGAGTAACCATTACTCTTGAAGCTGTTGAGCAAAGAAATTGCAAAGGTTGCTTCTTTGATAATTACGGATGTAACGCAAGTGATGAGTTTAAATGCGGTTATGCAAATCGTTCAGACGGAAAAGGTGTAATCTTTAAAGAAGTTAAGAAACAAAAAAAGAAATATGAAAAAGAATAAACACTCATTAAAGATAAGTCGTAGCTTCTTTGGCGATACTACCCTTGATGGTTATCCTATAGCTACATATTCAAATGAGGAATTGAAGATTCTAAAGAACCTGTTAACACAGGTTTTGGGTGAAGTGAACGAATATATACATCTTTAGAAAAGTAAAGCGTATGGCAGCAAGATATAATTTTAGAAAAACCATTTTACACAGATTGGAAATCTGTTGGAATGTGCTCACACATAAGACTTTTATAGCTTATACAACTGATGATATAGGTGACAAATGGAGTCTTATAAATAACATAGAAAGTCTTGAACAATTTGGTCAATGGCTTGTAAGTGGTGGGTATAAGGAGAATAGCAACTATAAAAAGTAAAGCGTATGTTGTACGAAGCAAAACAAGGGACAAAGGCTTATGAGATAATTAAGAGTATTCTCGATGCAGAATTTGAAGAGCATCAAGCCTACATGAAAAGAGTTGAAGAAGCCGTAGGTTTCGAATTTGAAAAATATCAGGGCTATCAGCCTAACAGAACTCTCACAAGAGTGTACGAGATTACCGCTATATGGGTTCTTTCTGAGCGTTACGATACGCTAGATAAGAAGGTGTGGAAGAAGGTAGACGGTGTAAAATTGGAAGACGGTTACTATGTAGCTATTGCGCCTAACAAGCGTAGTAAGCAAGGCAAGGCAATAGCCTCCGTTCTTCTCTCCTATAAATCAGTTGCTAACCATTTTAAGGTAATGAAGGAACTGAATATAGAAGTCACTCAAGCTAGCCGTTTCTCTATTACTCAGCTCCTACGTCACAAAGACCGCATTTTCGTTTACTTAGATGACAGCATCCGAGCCGAGAAGCACAACTCTGATTTCAAGGAAATCACGATAGGTGAGTATGAGGATTTCATTAATAGCAAAGATTAGAGCGTATGGAAAAGTTAGAATATATTCCAGGAGATTTGGTAAAGTTTGCAACCAATACTTATACTATTGTTAATTTTGAAGAAAACTTTCTTCAAAACAAGATATGTTATGCTTTGATTTCAACTAATAGTACAAAAACAGCTTTAGTTGCAGACAGAGATATTTTACCGATTCCTCTCATTCCTGATATTCTAGAGAAGAATGGATGGAAGAAATTATATGAGAAATTCTTTGAGAAGAACGTTAACGATATTCGCTTAACAATAGAGCTTAGCGAAAATTTTTACGTTGCTATTAACAGAATCTTTATAATGGAGATACATTATATCCACGAACTCCAGCACCTCCTCTTTGGTCTAGGACTAAAACACGAAATGGAGGTGTAGGTATGAATATAATTACGTTTGGTAAATATAAAGGTATGCCAGTTACAAGGGTTCTTAGAATTGACCCAAGTTACTTTGGATGGTGCAAGAATAATGTACGTTGGTTCAAATTCTCTAAAAGAGACTACGAAATATACTTGGAATGGTTATCATTACAGCAAAATCATTTGCAATTCACAGGATATTCTGATGATATGGGTAATATTAGATTCCTTTTTAGAAAAGTGGAAGAAGGCAAGTTTAATGCTTACTCTGATACGGAATATCTTACAAAAGAAACGTGTGGTGAATATCTAAAAAGTACAAAAGAACATTATTTTAGCAAACATGTTTAACCGCCATCTGGCATAAAAGATATAATAGAATGCTTATAAGTGAATTTATTCAACAGCTTCAAGATGTTTACGATGAAGAGGGTGATATGGAAATTGCCATCAAGATAGATGATAACGACTTAGGTTCTGAACCTATTGTAGTGAAATCTACTGTTTATGAACAACTTTATATAGTTAAATCTTAACCGCCTTCTGGCATAAATAATAGCAGTATGGATAAAAATGTTGTATTATCAAACGAAGAGTTAGAATTACTCATAACAGGCTTACATTGTGTAGATGAACGTAGTTATAATTTTTATACTACAACATATACACCTTGGAGTGAAGCTAAAGAATTAAAAGAGAGTTTGCGAATAAAGCTCAAAAGAGTATTGTTAAATGTTTAACGCCATCAGACATAAATAGAAATAATATGAATTCTACAGAAACAAAGAGAATATTATTTGAGATTAGAAATAATCTTATTGACGATAAGCAGAAGCATGCTATTTGGTTAGCAATCAAAGCTATTGATTATTGTATAAGATTGAAGAGAATAAATAAATAGATAGTAATATGAAAGAATTAAGAAAGAAAACATTTAAGAATGGAGTTGTATATTGCTTACAACTAGAAGATGGTTTTTTGGTAGAAACTACAGACACGTTCTTACCTTATTATACAAAGGACGCTATTGGCAGACATCAGAATAAGCTCGATAACAACGAGCTTGGTGACCGTACAGAACGTTGGATGATTGGCGTATCAACAATGAGTGGATGCCCAGTAAGATGTAAGTTCTGTGCAACAGGTAACATGAAGCGTTATCGTAATCTTACAGCAGAAGAAATTGTTGCACAGGTTGAGTTTGCTATCAGTAAGGCTGGTGCTGATCCAAGTAAGGCCAAGGAGTTTAAGATTAACTATACTCGTATGGGCGAACCGTTCCTCAATATTGATGCAGTCAAGGAGGCTATTCGCATTATTACGGAGAAATATCCTAATACTCATCATTACGTATCAACAATTGGCATCAAGGGAAGCGACTTCTCGTTTATTAAGGGAAATATCACATTGCAGATTAGTTTGCATTCATTTGATGATGACAAGCGCAATTGGTTGATTCCTTATAAGAACAAAATGGCAATTAAGGAGTTGGGACAGATTCGCACAGAAAGCAATCTGAAGACTACAATCAATCTTACACTTGTTGACACTTCCGATTTTGATGCAGAAAAGCTGAAAAAATGGTTTGATAAGGAGCATTTCTTCGTGAAGTTGTCTCCTATTAATGTGAATAACATATCAGAGAAAAATCACCTCGGCAATGGTGTTGTAGAAGGAATTAATTTAGTATGAAAAAGGGTATTTTCAGATATAGAATTATCACAAATCTGAATTGCAACATGAACGAAAGTACAGGAGTAAACGGAAATTGTTACTTCTGTTACCAAAAGTTCAAGTCACCGTTGCGCTTGGATTGTGATAAGATGGAGAAAACATTAAAGAAGGTTGGCGTTCTGAAAAGAGCAACTATCATGGGAGGCGAAAGCTTGCTCAATCCAGATTTGGTAAAGATTGTAAAGATAGTCAGCAACTATACGTCAGATGGTATTTGTCTTGTTACAAATGGAATACTGCTTAATGAGGACATCATCGTAGCATTGAAAGATGCTGGATTAACTGAGGTTGCTATCAGTGTGTCTTCTATCGAGCAGTACGAAAGACGTAGAGACATGGCACTTCAGTGTAAAGAGATTATTCCAAACACAAGAATAAACATTCCTAAGTGTAAGGAAAGCTTGAATCCACAATTGTTGGAAACAATACTGGAAGATGGCTTCTATAGCATTGTTTGTGAAGATTTACAGGCTAGATATGGTGAGATAAGACTCCCAAAAGGTTCTGTAAAGGTTGGCGATGACGGGTATGGATTTTACGATTACAAGTGGAATGGTCATACATTTGGAGTATTTGGCAATTATGGGAAGTACAACCGAAGTGATATTATCGTAACTCCTCTTGGAAATTTCTGCGATTGGGAAAAGTACTGCAAGGCCGTTAAGAACAATGAACTTGTAAGAAGAAACAATCATATTGATGATGACAAAATTGTGCATTGATTTCGGAAGTGGCTATAATCCAAAAACTGGATATAAAACTTGCGATGTAACAACCCTTCCACAATTGGACTTCCAGTATGATGGAAAAGATGAGATTGTCGGACTAAGAGAAAAATCAGTAGATGTATTCTATCTAAGAAACGTTGTTCATCATATCCCAGACTTACAGAGAACCTTCACAACCTTGAAGAAGTATCTGAAGGTAGGTGGAAAGCTGGTTATCATTGACTGCAATCAAGGTCATTACAAGACAAATGTATTTCTTGACAATTTGTGGTATAGATTTGTTGGCAACAACCACGAAATCTTTATCAGTAAACAGTATAGAGATTACATCAATGTTTTGATCAAGTTAGGCTTTAAGCAATTATATTATAAATCATTTAAAGAAAAGGAGATTACTAAGTATGAATGCAATTAAGAATCAATTGGAAAAGATGGGTTACGATTATGCAGTAGCAATCGCAACAAAGGCTGAAATTGAGAATGGAGCTGCTTGTGGTCAGCTCGCTATTATTTGTGAGTAAGTAATTAATCACCCTCTCCTGTAAAAGGGAGAGGGTAAAAAGAAAAGAATATGAGATTAAGTGAATATAAAGCAGGTACTATCTTAGTTGCTAGTGATGGTAAAGTGTTTATCCATGATGGCTTTGTTAACGCTGATGGATATGGTGTGATAATTGGTGAGGATTCTGATGGAATGATTCAGAAATCCAATGGTATTGGCAATTGGATGAAGTGTCACATTAAAGGTGTTGCGACAAAAGAACAGATTCGTGGGTTCTTTGCCAAGGTTCGTAAAACACAGAAAATTATCAATTACTAAGGAGGGTAAAAAAAGAAGAGAATATGGTTTTAGTAATTACAATATTAGGTTGGATTGCATTAGGTGTTATATCTGCTTATCTGTTAGCAATAATAGGTAAAATAATCTTTGATGCTGCAACCGCTGATTATAAGTTATACAAGCATGTAAGATTGTGTCGCAAGAGATTGTTAAGAAAGCGATATGAAGATTATGCTTGGCTATTATTCCAGTTAGAGAAAGATACGGAAGTTTTCAATCTTACTCATAACACAAGAGATTGGACTTTTGAAGATTGGAGAGAATTTTATCTTAAAAAAGCAAAGGAGGATAAGCAATGAGTAAAGAAAAAGCTAAAGAATACATTAATAATTCCATTGAGATTTTGAACTCTATGAATTGGCTTATAAATACTCAGAGAACTGAAGCTATAATGTATTTAGATAAAGCACTTAAAGAGTTGGAGGATAGAATATGATAAGAGAAGAAGTAGAAAGGAATATAGAAAAATGGCGAGAAATCTCCAGACCTTTTATAGATAAAATGGTCAAATTAAATGTAAGACGCGATGAGTTACTTCGAGAAATGGAACAACTTCAAGAAGACTGTATTAAAGCCTTGCCTGTTAAAATCGGAGATAAAATTATGGATGAAGATGGGCGTGTGGGTTGGCTTTCCAAAATAGTTCCTTATCGTTCACCATCGGAAAGGTTTATGAGGTCAACATTACAATTGACTCTCTTCTTCCATATGGAGAAAAAAGATGGTACTCGTGACACTCATGAGGTTTATGTTCATGGTCTCCCAATCAAACTATAACTAATATGACAAGAGAAGAATTACAAAATAAACATGGCGATGCTATCTGTGAGTATTGCAACAAGAACATTATTTCAAAATATAACATCGGCATAGGTGGGCTTTGCGAAGGTCAGTATTGCGAGGAAGCACAAGATGGCTACGCAGCAGAAAATAACATAGAGTTGGAGGATTAATTATGATTCAAAAGCAGTCATGGAAGGATGAAATCAGAATTTTAATAACTGATGAAGAAAATCTTGGCTCAGTTCAAATATCTATTCCGTCATATGTTAGTGATATTTTCGGCAAAGCTGATGCTCTAATATATGCACTCTTTGTTGATGATGCTCATAGAAGATGTGGCGTTGCAAAACGTCTGTTACAACTTGCCGAACAACAAGCTAAGTTAAATGGAGTGAAAATAATCGGGTTGGAATTTAATAAAGATGAATCCGAGAGTTTTGTTTTCGAATGGTATCTGAATAATGGTTATAAGCCATTTAATAAGGAAAGTAATTTATTAATTAAAAAAATATAGTATTAGTTATGTCATGGTTAGCAGTAGATAAAGGTGGCTGTGAACATATTTTTGCAGAAAAACCTTGCAGAAATGAAAGTAATACATTATGGATTTGCTCTGTCGTATATTTATATGGGCAGAGGTACGCAAATACCGGTTGCTGTTACCTTCCTAAAGGAAGCATTAAGAAGCTCATCGGAAAAGAATTGTCTTGGAAAGATGAGCCTGTCGAACTTAAAGGAGAATAAGTAATGAATGAAAAGATTCAAAAATGTCAAACTTGTTATTATGATAATAGGTGTTATTGGCAAGAGTTAGCAGACCATATTCCTATGGATTGCAATGACTATAAAAAGAGGGATAGGAAATGAGCAAAATGAACGTCAAAAAGTCTCTTCTAGATGTTGTTAAAAGCAATAACTTAGAGATACTAAAAATAGATTTATTCAATGATTTTGAGTTGTTCGTAAGGGAAGGCACTAGGGAACGTAATGAGTATTGCAAGACTTATGCAACATTAGACGATTTGGATTTTGATGTAGAGGCTTTCTTGCTTAATGATGAAGTACGTGGAATTGTATACTGCCAAGATAAAGACACAAAAGAACCAGTGTGGATTGAACCTTGGAGTGACGAATGCTATTCTTGGTGGCAGGTTAGTAGAGTTCCTGCCTTCTATAAGGATAGACTTAAAGATTTAAATATGAAAAAATATGAGTAAAGTATCGGCACTAACAATTATTGATGATATGATTGAAAACTATACTAGAATGATGAACGCAGGAAATAAGAAAGTTCTTGTAGTTCACGCTAGAAGTTTTCTAAAACTAATCAAGCAAGAGTTAGAACTTAAAGAAGAATAGTTATGGAAAGAATATTCGAAATAAATATTAGAGTTACTATTGATTCTAAGTGCAATGATAGTGACGATGATATTATAGAAGAACTTATGTATGGAGCAGATAAATATTTCTATCCATATTGTTGTAATAATGAACATATAGAGCATACTAATAGTACTGCTCATAAATTAAATAAAAAATGAAAAGTATGCACGAAGAATTTATAGGAGCAGGAGTAGCTAACTTGTTTATTGAACGAATGAAGTTAGAAGGATGGTTGCCCATTAAAGAGTATTTCAAGATGAAAAAACTTGGAATTGAGCTTGATTGGATAATGGTTCTTACTATGGAGAATGATGGATTTATCGCAATACCAATGGTAGCAGAATATCGTGTTCCACATAAAGATAGTGGGCGAAAATCTGGTTGGTATAAAGACGAGATTGATAATCCAAACAGGAGAATTGATGATTGGACTAATGTAATTATGTTCAAGCTTATAGATAAGCCTTATATTGACGGAATAAGAGATTCTATTCTTGACAAATATAAAGAGGCTGAAGGTATTACAGATACTCATGTTTATAATTTGTCTTTCAATGAGGCGGTTATTAAACAATGTAAGGGAATTAAATGATTTTAGCGTATGAAATTAGAAAATATCAAATTCAAGGCCAAGCGTCTTGACAATAACACTTGGGTAGAAGGTTACTTCTGTGTTGAATGTGGTAACACTTACATCATCGAGGATAGGCAGAGTGAATCAATGCTTAATAGAAACGAGGCACATCAGGTTGACCCTTCTACCGTCTGCCAGTTCACAGGAGAGAAAGATATGAACGGAGACAATATTTATGTTGGAGATATTATCTCTAACCTTGAAACAAAAAGTGTTATAGAGGTGGTATGGAATGATAAGATGAAAATGCTTGATTGCAAGTTCCTTAATGGAGTGAAGTGTTGTTTTGATATTCCATTTGGAACATTTGTAGCAAGGTATCATAGAATAGTAATCTTGAGGTCAAAATTCGATAAGGAGAAGTAGCGTATGATAGAAAAGATATTAGAAATAGTAGTTCAAAAACTGAATGCTTTAGCTGCTAAGATGTTTAAGGAAGAAACTTATCCTTATCCTCCTCTTTCAAGAAGAGAACGAAGAAAGTTTGAACGTGACAACAAAAAAGCTGAGAAGAATATAGCGTTATGTCGTAGATGCATGAAGAACACTCCTAGTTGGTGGTGTCCAGGAGAACGTTGCTATTTCTTTCCTTATCGAAGACACGTATTATTTGGAGATAAAAATAAGTAGCATATGGAAATTGTAATTTTATATATAAGTGTTAGTCTAATTTACATCTTTCTTGTTTGCTTGGATGGAGAAGATGTAAAACCGAAATGGAAACAATGGCTAGCTGACAAACTAGGCATCAAACCAAAGATAGAGGTTAGATATATAAAGCCACAAGTTATTAAGCTTCGTTCAAGAGTTGAAATGTCACACTTTGAAATGCAATACTATTGCCGTGACAAATCTGGCATGGAGCAATTGAAGAGAAGAGCAATAGAAAGTGTGTATGATGAAATTCTTAAGGGAATGAAGGCAAATGGATTGGTTTCCATTTCGCAATATAAAGACATCTATACAAATAGCACAATTTATGAGGGGACATGTAGTATTTATAAAAACAAGTAGTATATGAAGATAAGACAAGCTAAGAAAATCTTGAATATGATGGCGAGAGGAACGGACACACGTTACTTCGATTCAAAATATACATTCAAGAAAGAGAGTAGATTCATTCCTAGATTAAAGAATCTCTATCAGAAAGCAACTATCAGATGGAATAAGGTAAATATGCCGAGTGCCAACGTTAGTTTGTTTCGTTCAATTTTGAGAACTTCAAAGGAATGCGGTCGTTGTAAACATTTCAATGGTATGTTTGCAGGAAGATGTACTAAACTACATAAGTATGTTGAAAGCAGCGATTGGTGTCATGGAACGTTTTTTCATAGAAAGTGAGGTTGACATGAAAATAAGACAAGCTAAGAAGATAATGAAAAAAGTCTATAAAACCAGATATTGGGCTTATAGGCAAGGCTATTATTGTGGCAAGAAGGATGCTGGAAAGCTCGCCGGAGACCATCGTTTGTTAAAGGCTATGCGTCTTACAAAGAAGTGGGAAAGTCGCAAGATACGAAATGAAGTGAATAAAATACTGAAGAAGAATCCGTTCAAACCGAGGGATCTTCAACGTAGTGCTTTAAGATTAATGAGATATGGATGTAGCAAAGCTTAATCAGGAAATTTTAGGCGTAGATTTGGAATACAAAAACGTCTATATTGATGCGGAGAACACAAGAATGATACGTGCAAAATTACCTGATGGGTATTGCGATTTGGTTCGCACAGATGTGTGGAAAGGTCGTGTGAATCATCCGGAAGAGCATGATATTGTAAGATATACGGCAATCTTTTGGTATAGAGAAGAATTTGTCGGTGGAGTTGATTTAGGTCGCAACTACATGCATGCTAAATATAAGTTCTTCGAGTTGGTTGTGAATAAAAAATATATTTTGGAAATGAAACATAAGAAAAATGAAAATGCTAGATAATAAGTTAATCATAGATATTCCTAAAGGAATGGAAGTGGACATTGAAAAAAGTGACTTGAAAGTGGGCATTATAGCATTCAAGAAGAGACCATTCAGCTATGAGGATGTTATATCTACTTTAATAGACCGTGGCCTTAGCCCTGTCGTTGCTAATGTTACTAATAGTAATGTAGAGAAAATTGTTGCATTGGATAAGTTAATGGATATAGCTAAGTGTTATAATGGAGATTGGAAACCGGATTGGAATTCTAATGAACATAAGTATAATATCATGCGAACCCGTGAATATGGTATTACTTCTTGTAGTAGTTATAACGAGGGAGCTATTTACTTCAAGAACAAAGAAGATGCCCAAGCCGTTATTGATAATCCGAATTTCAGAAGCATTCTTGATGCAATCTATAAGGACTAAGGCTTATGAAGGAAATGTTCTTTAAAAGTGTAAAGTTCCGTGAAGTTCAGCATTTGGCATTCTCGGATGAATATATAACTGCATACGTATCGGTGAACCATGTTCCTAAGATATACCTAAGTGTAAATACACCTCGTGATGAATATGGGTTTGTGAAAGGTAAATCAAAGCGTTACTTTAGAGTGGGGTTTGGAAAATGGCTCACCGAACGAGCGTTTGTTAAGAAATATTTTAGTGAAGAATAAATGAATATAAAAAAGACAGACATGGAAGAAAAGATTAATATAGCGGAAATTCTAAAGAATAAGCCGCAAGGAACAAAGTTGTATAATTGGTTATATAATACAAATGTAGAGTTAGATACAATCAGTACAACGGATAAAGAAACAGCTATATGGTGTACAAAGCAAAAAGATATTAATACCACCATTTATTTTTCTTTTTCCAAATTAGGAACTATGAAAGGATGGCTTGACGGCTTACAGATTCTCCTTCCTTCAAAAGAAATGCGTGACTGGCGCAAATTCGCTTGGAAGAAAGGCGATTTGCTTATCAATAGTAGTGGATTTCAGTGCATTTTCAAAGAATGGGATTCGGATGATTATACAAAGTTCAACGGATGCTATTCTAATAGCAGGGATGGTTACGAAGACGTATCAAATGCAGAAACAGCTAAGTTTGACAAGTTAGATAACAATATTGCCTATGGATATGTCAGAGAGATTGAAAGAAAATTAGGTGGCATACTAAACCTTGAAACTTTGGAGATTGAGAAGGCTCAGCCAGAGTTCAAGGATGGTGATATTGTTTGTATGATGGATAGATTTGATAATTATCGCTTTATATTTATTTATAGAAATGAAGATGATGAAAATTTTTATTATCATGCGCATATAACAAGAAATGGTTTTGTAAATTTAGGCGAGAATGAATATCTTAGTAAACCTCGCAATTATTCAGTTCATTTAGCGACAGACTTAGAAAAGCAGCAGTTATTTGATGCTCTTGCAAAGAAGGGCAAGGCTTGGGATGCTGAGAAGAAAATGATTGTTGATTTGAAGAAAAAAGTCGAGCTTAAACCTTTTGATAAGGTTGTAGTAAGATGTAGCGAAGCAGATAGATGGTCTATAGATTTCTTTAGTTATAAAGCACCTAACGGATATATATGTGCAGGAGACGCTTGGTTTGGATATTGTCTTCCTTACAATGAGGAGACTGCAAAGTTAATAGGTACAACTAAAGATATGGAGGTTTAAGATATGGACGAAGCTTTTAAGAAAGAACTTATAGAGCATTGTAAAAGACAAATGCAACGCTTTGAGAGAATGGGAAGAACAGATTCTTTCGCATATAAAGAACATACTGTTTTACTTAGTTTTCTTGAACGTCCATATTTACATTTTTAATACAACAATAGTTATGATAGACGATAAGAAAATAGAAGGAGCCGCAAGAAGATACAGCAAAGTGACGGATTGTGATAAGGAAGAAGCCTTATTAATTGAAGAAGGCTTTAAGGAAGGTGCTGAGTGGGCTATCAATGATTTCTTGAAGGACTTGTGGCATCAAACAAATAAGGAGCCAGAAGGATATGATGAATGGATATTGCTGCACTATAGTGTAGGCAACTATTATTCATTAGCTCAAGTCAAAGAATTCAAGTCTTGGAAAGGATTTGTTGAGAATATGCCTATAGACGGGTGGTTCTATATTGATGATTTATTCTCAAAGGAAGGAGGTGAATGCAAATGACCGATGCAGAATTTAATAAGTTTGTGCTTATGCTAGAGAATGAAGCGTTTCGGTTTTCGAGAAGCCAAAACGAATTTAAGGAACATCGAGTAGTGATAGAACAGTCTTTCAAGATAGGAGGGATGTTCATCCTTCGAGAGTTGGAAAAGTGTTTTAATCAAAAGAAGTAAGCGTATGATATTATATGAGAATCAATGTTTTGAGCTTTTAAAAGCTTTGTGTTATAGTGTCCCACAGAATCCAAATGTCGGTAGGTTTGAGATTGCAAACGTGATACTTGACACATTACAAAAAATAAAAGATGCGGATTAACAGCTTTCGGGCACAAATTTAAAGATAATGACAAAGGAAGAAATATTGGAAAAGGCATCTGATTTTGAGGATGAAGATGAGTTTGTGAAGTGTGATAGATTGCCGTTCACTGAAGAATTGTGGCTTTTACATCAGCTAGTGTATATTGGCTTGTCTTGTACCTATACAGGTCGTGGTTATATAATTGAGAAACTTAAAGATTAGTAAAATGGAAGCAAATGATTATTTGAAAGCCATGCAAGCTATGGACGAATTGGATAGACTTGTAACTAGTGTTTATCCGGATAAGTTCAAGTTGGTCTGCAAGAAGCATGGAATAGATGAATGCGAGGCGATGAACATGTATTCGTACTTGCAAAAGATGCATAAAGGTCAGTCTTGGTTAGTTAGATACAAGCCATTGGAATATCTAGAGCGTGTATTAACACTAGCCAAAGAAGCTTATGCGTCTTACATGAACAACGGCTTGATTCTAAGTATGGTCAATTTTGGTGATAAGTACACAAGAATACTTGTAATATTTGAGAAAGATGGCGTAAGAAGCCAACAAGAATTTGACCTTAGAGAGCAAAGAACATATGTTGATATAGCGGACTTTATTGGAAATGGTTACTCCATCGTATCTGTTATCCGTCAGTCTGACAATGTTGATAGCGAAAAATTTGTTGGAGAAAAGGATGAGCGAAGTCATAGTATTCCTATTTACGATGGTGATGTAATGCTTTGTTACGTGAATAAACCGGAATTTTGGAGTTCCGATTGGCGTAATAGCGGACTTTATATTTGTGAGGACGGCTCATATCATAGATTGCTATACACCCCGAATAAGGGTTACGTAAGACATGGAGAGCCTGATGTAGATGAAGACTTCACCCTTGATATTGAGGAAGAATCCTTCAGTAGTTATGTTATGACTTTAGACCAGTCTTGGTATAAGTTGGGTAATGTTTATGCAGGTATAGGCTTTTTGAAGGAGAAAGAATAGAAGAGTTAAAGGAGAGGAATATCATTTCCCCTCCTTAGCCTTAATCTCCAGCTCGATAGGCTTGCCGCAATGAGGGCAAACAAATGTTGGCTTAGATGGCTCTATTTCGTCTTTGAAGAAGTCGCCAACTTTGCACCCTAATACATCGGCAATACGCTGTAATGTCCTCATCGTAGGGTTACGGCTGAGGTTTTGGGTAAAAGTAAATCTTGTGATACCCATTTCTTTTGCTACCTGTTCAATAGTAAAGCCCTTTTCTTTGATAATTGTTTTAACGTCCATATTTCTTATATTTAATAATGTGAGATTTTATTTTGTGTGCAAAGATAATGAATATAAATGAAACTACCAAATATTTTCTTTGTTTTGTGTAGATAAGTTCTAACAATGTGAATAAAAGTAAAGAATAAAGTCTAAACGAGGTTACTAAGTTAATAATTGTTTATATTCTCACATTTTCTTTCAAAACATTTGGTATGTTAGAATATATTTTGTATCTTTGCAATGTCTTTAAGAGATAAAGGCTTTAAAGTTTAACTATTAATTGCTGTTATGCAGCCGAGTCGGCACTCGTAAAACGGTTTGAGGATATGACAACTTCAATTAAGAACAAGATGAGAAAGGTAATGCAGTTGGCACATAGAGCCTATCAGTTGAAATCAAGTTCAATGTCTTGGGTTGAGTGCTTGAAACAGGCTTGGCAGGTCGTAAAGCTTGAGGCAGCGATGAAGACCAAGGTAGTAGAGTTCTTCTTTATGAAGATGAATGGTGAGGTAAGACAAGCCTTTGGTACTCTCCTTCAGAGCCACATTGACTACACTCCAAATGGTACTGGTCATGCAGCATCAAGAGATTGCATCCGCTATTGGGATGAAGAAAAGGGCGCATGGAGACAATTCAAGGCTTACAACTTCTTGCGAGTTGCATAAAGATATATACACGTTCTAAGGTGTTTGGCGAGGCTTTAATAGGGGTGAGCCTTTAATCACCCCTTTAGTTAAGGACTTTTAAAGTATTTGAGATATGGAGACAATCGCTAAGTGTTTGAAAGAAGTGTTCTACAAAGGGCATCATATTACTAAGGTGGAGGACGTATTTGGTCAGGTATCCGTTCGCATTGATAATATTGCTGAACCGGACTATGCTAGCATAGCCGATGCAAAACGAGTAATCAATGGTAAAGCCCCTAAATGGTTTACGGATGGTTACATGTGGGACGAAGCCAGTAAGAAGGTCGTAAAAGACCCTAACGCTTTCCGATGGGAGGAGTAAGAAAAGATAAGGTAAAGAACTTAATACAATTGATTATGGAAAAGTTTAATGATGGCAATTATGTATTCGAGACAACAAACGAGTTTCCGGATGGCTATGAGATTTGGGCGATTGGTCGAAGAAATTTCGAGCACAAAGGCTACGTACCATTGTGTGAGGTCGATGATAACTACAACGTAAAAAGAGATACCTTGAAGGCTTTGAAAGTCAAGGATGAAGCATTAGCTTTGACTTTGCTCTATGAAGCCGTTAAACGAGGTGTTAATAAGAAAAAGTATAACAGAATGATTAATGCATAAGAAAATGGATGAGAATTTTCTGAATGTGCTCTATATCGAGCACACGGATAAAATAGGTGTTCTAAAGGACGATAAGGACGAAAGGGTATCAATTATCCTTGGGACGGACAAAACGCTTGTAGAACGCAAAAGAGAGGGTAAAACGTACCTTCTTGTACCATTGACAAAGAACCACACCTTTGTCTGCAAGGGTAATTGCATTGATGTGGATGGTAAGCGTATCAAGAGTGAAATCTTCTTTCGTAAGGATGGTACGCAGTGGATTGAGATCGATAAAGAAACGTTATCTAAGGTAGCGTAATAAAAGGAGGTTTAAGCTATGAAAGTATATGTAGTAATTTCTTCGTACCAACACGGATTGGGTGAAGCTGTTGAGGTTGATGCAGAAGTCTTCGATACCAGAGATAAGGCTAGAAAGGCTATAGGACACAAAGGAATGAACACTTTGGAGAATTACAAGCGAGTTTTAAATTGCGATGATTATCTATACAATATCTCAGATTCTTTCTTTCATATCTCAGACAGCGAAGGAGAGACGTGGGATAATTTTGATATTGTAGAACGAGAAGTAAAGTAATAAGACTATGGATATTAAGATTATCAAAGACATCTTAGATGATGCAAAGGAGTGCGGTTGCATTGCAGGAATTTCACTCTCTAATGGGCAGTTAACTCATGCAAACTTTAGCAAATCAAAGTTATTTGATTTTACTGCCGATGTTCTTTATAACAAAAAAAAGCATTTGATAACTATACTTGGTGAGAACGGAAACAGAGATTACATTGATAGTGACTCTATCATACGTATCTTTATTAGAGAAGGTGTTTAACAATTAATTATAGGAGAATATGGATGCAGGTCATGTGAATGTGATATTAGGCGAAGCCGAGGACAAAGGTCTTAGAGGAAGTATCAACTTGGTAGGTGGAGCAAAAATAAGTTTCGACTTCAATAGTGTTGGTGGTGAAACCTCTTTCAATTGCAATACAAAGAACAGAACACTTATGATTGGAAGTGGAAGTACAGTAGTGTTTACACGTAAATATATTGATTGTAGCTCTATCCAGTATATTGAAGTGTTTGAACGTACAAACTAATTATAGGAGACAAGAATATGAATGTACTAGACTATTATGAGGTTGTCACCTCAAAGATTTTCAAGTTGGAAAGCATGAACGAGGGGCTTGTATTGATAGCACCGGAGCAGGAGGTGGATGGAGTCCGTTCCTTGATGGTGGGATTATATGTGCCAGAGCATGAACGATACAAGATGTACACTTTCCGTTCATCTATGAACGAGGGCGAACTTGGCGACAAGTACAAGGCGATGGTCGCCACGATGGATGTGCTAAAACCGGATTGGGACAGAATCAGAAAGAAAAGACGGAAGAGGTTCTAACCTCTTACCGTCTGTAGGATGCAAGCTATTTCAAGATTATTTTTAGAAAACATGAAAATAAATTAGAGTTTCCTTGTATTTCTCGAAGGTTTTTGTTACCTTTGCGGATGCAAATAATAAAACAATGAGCTTATGAAAGTATTATCAATTCGTCAGCCGTATGCTTGGTTAATCGCTATCGGCTGCAAGACCATTGAGAACAGAACATGGAATAGAAAGTTCCGTGGTCGTTTCCTTATTCATGCTAGCCAAGCCAAACCCGAAAAACTTGACGGATGGCAGGAGAGCGCAATGAAGAAATATTGCCAAGAGCATGGTATTGTTATTCCAGACTTCAAAGACTTGCCAACGTCAGCCATTATCGGCAGCGTAGAGTTGGATGATATTCAATTCCATGAGGCTTATCCGGATGCATTTGCTGAAGATTTCCAATATCATTGGTTCTTGAAGAATGCTAAATTGTTCGATAAGCCGATTAGAAACGTCAAAGGCAAGTTATTCCTCTGGGATTATGAGTATAATGAAGCCGAAATGTAAAATAACAATACTTTTGTAATAAAAATACAAGTCATTGAAAATTAGCGCAAAAGTGTTTGTTCTCCGATGGGTTAGATAAGAAGTAAATGTAAAAATAAAGAAAGCCTCAACCTCTAACGAGATTGGGGCTTTTACAGTTGTCCTAGTGTGTCTCACCATTATTATTTCGTTCAATCAAAGGTAAGATACCTTTCTCCTTTAGGAACTCATAGAGAAAGAAACGCCCTTTTTGAGTCCATTTCGTGTTGTATTTGATGGTTTGTTTTCCATCATTGTGCGTAATGGTCACTGGCTCGCTATTCACATATCCCTTATCCAAATATTGGCGGTACAAGACCCATTGGTCAGAAACCTTGTGCTGGATACCATGCTCATGCAACAATTTGTTGAATGCTTGCGGACTCATTCCGTAATCCTGCGCCATTGATGTAATCACGCTTGTGCTCTTGTTCTTCATCATCACATCGAAGTAAGTAGTCTTAGGCTTCATTGTTGTAATCTGTGCGCTCAGTCCGACAATCTCCTGCGATGCCTTGGCAAGTTCCTCTCTCTGTTGCTTGTTCTCCAAGGTCAGCACTTGGTTCTTCTCGAACTGGTCAGCCCAAGCTCTCGCTGCTATAGCCGGATTGGTGAAATCGGGCAAAGATGGAACACTCTGCATTCTTACCTTTTTCTCAACCTCAATGAAGTACTTGCGAATCATCCTACCTTTCTCATTGTTCTCAATCATACACAACTCCTTCGCCATGTCTAAAGATAGGGCGTACTCCTTGCTTGGTCTGCCACCTTTTGAGTTTTTAAGATTTTCCTTAAAAACCTCATAGTCTTGATTTTCAACGAATCCGTACTTTTCAATACGCTCTTGAATCCAATTCGCAAATTGATACTTGCTACCCAACTTTTGGTGCAGCTCTCTTGCATTGATGGCTTGCTTACCATCACGTTCTTCTACCTTGATGAGTTCAAAGCCTTCAACCTTGATTTTCTCACTTTGATTTACGAATGCTCCCAGCATGGGTGCATCATTCAAATTCTTTTCTAAAAAATCTTTCATATTAAACAATTTAAATATTATAAGTATGGTTTCTTGCAAATAGGAAAGCCCCGTCCACCATGTTGTGAGAGAGGATGGACAGGGCTTGTTTCGCCTACCCACAAATGTAACGGAATGGGCTTGACGAAATATGACTCCACGCTTGGAGCTTATAACCATTTGTTTAATATGTCTTCTTTATTCGTCAGTCGTGTCCGTTACTTCACAACCATTATTACTTTCGGCTGCAAAGTTAATGCTATTTTCTTTAACTTGCAAACACTTTAGTGTTTTGTTTAAAACATTAACGTTTGTTTTACTTTGGAGGACTTCTGTCCTCGCCAGCACGACCAACTATTTCGGCACGATGCTGCACATTACTTCTTCTTTCCATTGCTCACGAAATTTAATAGTTAAACATCAAAGATAATGTGCAGTTGTTCAGGTGTGCCTCACCTTGTATATTGTTGCGCTACCATTGATAGCATTTCATTAGATTGCATTTGAATCCATTGACAAGCATCCTTGCGGAAAAAGATGTCAGAATCGAACCGCTTGCCATCCACAATGATGTGGCTACCCTTGCACTCGAACTTGTGGTTTCGGGTCAATGGTATCAAAAGGTATGTATCACCCTCTTTCTTGTCGTACACAAGCGTCAAATCCGTGCCGATAACCTGTGATACCACCTTGCGTTCATCTGAGCTTAAAACGCCAATCTTGCCATCATGCTCAACGTAAAGAGCATCCATCAAATTCTTATTCATATCTCTTAAATGTTTAATATTCAAAGTCCGGTGCAGTTTAGCGTGTGCCTCACGAAATCTATTACAAGTCACACTCGTATGAGTATTGCTTTTTTAGCTTATTCAATGCATTCTCGGTAACGTAGTAGATGTTTTCGAAATACTCGCTTTTCTTGATGCTCCGGCTTTCCTTCAGCTCTACCTTGTGATTGAATGTCACTTCGTAGCGGTTTGCGATGCTTGTAATCAGGAAATCGACCTCACGCTTATGTCTGTCCAGCTCGGTCTCTTTATACTCACCACGCTTGATAAATGCGTCCTTGTTCGTCTCTTCGATGGTTGCAATCATATTGCCTTGCATCACGATAATCTTTGCGCTCATATCTAGTTTCTTTTTAAATCGTTAGAAATCTGTTATGCAACTCTCATAAGGTTTGCCTTCTTGAAGCAACGCCATTCTTCTTTCTCGGTATCGAAGTACACTTGGCAAGTGTCATTCATCTTGCGACCTGCACCCTGTGTAGCTGGGATAACCTTCTCACTCAATGTGCCGAATGCCTCACGCAAGCTGCCATCAACCTTCTGGAAGTAGAACTTCACGATGCGCTTCTTCATCTGACCCTTCAGCTTGATGTTCATCCAAGCGACCTTTAAAGCCTCGCTCATTGTGTAGCCATTCTTCTTGATGAACTGCCAAGCAAGCTTCATTACCTCACTCAATGTATTTCTTAATGTAATAGCCATAATCACTATACCGTTTTACGAGTGCCGACTCGGAGGTGCAACCTCAGCTAAATTAATAATGTTATTGTGACCTTTCTTTCTTAATCACGATGCAAAGATATAGATTTATTTCTATACTACCAAATAAAAATATAAGTTTCTTTCTATATTTAACCTTTATTCACGTTTATAGCTCGATTTCTATAATATTTTTAATTTTATAAAGATAAATCTATTAATCCTTTGTACTTTCAAATCTTTTAGCTATCTTTGCACCATAATATAATATACAATTAATTCTATAATATTATGGATATAAAGAAAGCAATAAAAGAAAGCGGGTTTACCATATCAAAGGTTGCAGAAAAGTTGGGTATCGCTCAGCCATCATTAACCGCTCAACTTATAAATGGTACTATGTCTTTATCACGTGCAAAAGAGATTGCCGATATAATAGGTGTATCTCTTTCTGAGCTTGTAGCGGACGAAAACGAACAGCAGGGTGCTTCCCTCATCTGCCCTCATTGTGGCAAACCGATAACTTTGCATATAGATAAGTAACGTGGGGTGTTCCCCACTAAGTTCAATTATTTAAAAGTATGGGATTATGAAGAAGGTCTTATATTTTATTTCTTTTGTTGTGCTCTTGTTGACTAGCTGTACATCAAAGGAAAACAAAGCTGATGCCCTTATTAAGGCAAGAGGGTTTGAGTGCGCCAATGTAGAGAAGTTAGAGGAATTTCAATGCAATCCTGCTTCTGCCGAAATGGTTATGGTCGCTTATAATAGTTTGTGGCGCAACGACTCGCTGTCTAGGAATATGTATTTGTCTAGTAGTAATATCAATTATGTTTGTAATGAGATACAAAGACAAGATCAAAATGCAAAAAATCTGTTGGAAAAAGCTGATGAAATTGGTATGATTAATAATCATACAGAATTATGTGGTTATTATGTTGTAATCTCTCCAGATAAGATTAATGGTGCGTATATAGACAAAAATAAAAAATGTACAAGATATGAAGTATTCTTCGATAAAGATGTCGAACGTATCATAGGAATACATCCAATTCGTAAATAAACGAATTAACAGGTTTAGTGTTGTAAAGTTAGTATATTAACAATTTAAATAAATGTGATTATGAAGAAAATAGCTTACGTAGCCATTATTGTAGTAATTGTTGCCATTTGTGGTTACGCAATAAAGGTTGCCTCTGAAAGAGACAAGATGATAGTTGAAGAGTGGGAACAACATGAAATACGAGCTATTTCCAAGGATTCCTGTATGCCAAAACGTGACTTGGTTTTAAAAAAATATTTTGGCAAAAGCTATAAGGTGATTGATAGTCAGTTTTATAACAATAAGGGTTATAATGATCAGAAAGGTAGCTTTAGTGATAAAGGAACTGTAGAGGGTGTTGTGGAAGGAAAAAATGGGAAATTTGCGTATGATATGAAAGTCTCAATTCCTTATAGGAATCCTAAAGATTGGAATTTGGAATCGTTGATAGTGAAAGACTTGAAATCATGTCATTATGTATATATCGTGAGAGATGGGAAGCGTGAAGACCCAAGAGAATACGAAAAAGCAAATGCTATCAGTTCTTCTAGTGAGACCGATGTGTATGTTTCGGATGAAGACCTGTATTCAATAGAGGATGCTCTTCAAAAAGAGTGGAATGTTAGCAATGCTACAAGTTCCGTAGGTGCGGAAAGCTCCAATGTGTTCAAGGTGAAAAAAGAAAGCGTTAGTGGACGTGAGGTCACTGTTTCTTATTCTTTACGTTCAACCTATGGTGGTCAGAAGAAATTCGTTGATTTGCATGGTGTTGTCAAGAAGAATAGTGATGGCTCTTGGAGTGTCGTAAACTTAGGATATTAACAGTTTTAGTTTAGAAATGGTTTGTTTGGTACATTGCAAGAGCTATAATACAATAAGGTGTAATTTTAAAAATAAGTTTCTAAAAGAAAATAAAGTTTAAAAGAATAAAGAAATACACTAAATAATTTGCGTGTTTCAGAAATTATGCTTACCTTTGCAAACGAAATCAGAAATGGTTTAGCCGTGAAGTCGTGAGCATGGTTACTGGGATAAGAAGAAATTTAGAAGTCTTCGGACTTTTCTATACTTTTAGCCTCGTTCGCTACTCACGACAATAAGCGGACGGGGCTTTTGTTTTGTCCCAAAGGTAAGAGGCATACCTGTAAAACTGCCGTGTTTAATTTTAAAAGTAAAGAAAAGTATGAAGACAATTAGTTTTAAGTTGGTTGGTGTTAGTCCATTGATGTTGAATAATCCGAGAACAGTTTCTCCTTTCGATGCTTACTCAAAGCAGATTTCCGGTTTGACTGCCAAGCGAAAAAAGACGGAAGAAGACCAATTGGAGATATGCCGATTGAAGTTCTTGGCATCCTTGTATCAGAATACAAAGGGCGAATACATTATTCCTAGTTCGCACATCATGCAAGCCGTTAAATGTGCTGCCAAAGAGATTCGTCTTGGTGCTAAGGTTGAGCGTTCTTTTGGTGTTATGGATGATGGTTTGTTGAAGTTCAAGGATGCGGACAAAACTCCTGAGCAACTTTACGAGCTTGGCATTTATGTAGATTGCCGTGCCGTTGGTATTCGAGGCGCAAAGGTTCTTGCTACTCGTGCGATATTCCCAGAGTGGAGTACTGAATGCACTTGTTGGTATGATGAAAGTCAATTAGACCGAGACCAAATTGTTAAGTTGTTCGAGGTTGCTGGTCTTAGATACCATTTAGGCACATTCCGAGCAATGTATGGAAAGTTTGAAGCAAAGGTGATGAAATAGTTGGTTATCCCCACATGGTGCTAGTAGAAGTTCGATTCTTCTATGGGGAGCTAAATGTCCAGAGAAGAGAAGTGAAGGTAGCGTAAAGTCAAGTAAAGTCAAGTTCAGTTAAGTAAAGTTTAGTTTTATAGTGTATAGTTGAGTGAAGTCAACAAATGGTTTCTCTGTATGGTATTCATCAAGGTTCGAATCCTTGACAGAGAACAAAGTTAAAATAACGATTATGGAAAGTGTAAAGGAATTAACAAATGAAGTGCTAGGAGCGTTCGAAGAAGAGCTAATAGCTAGCTTTGACGAAGGTCAGCTTATTCCACATAAGTGGCTCAAAGAGAAGTTGGGTTTACCAAAACTTGCTTTTGAAGATTATGATAAGGATGTAGATGCTTATATTGAGGCTATCCAATTACAGCAATTTACGTACATGGCAATGGTTGAAAAATTGCGTGAGGACATGTTGAAAAATAAGCAATGTTGCCTTCGTAATGTTTGGGGCAATGGCTACGTGATTGTTCCTAGCAACGAGCAAGCCAATTACGGCTACGACCAAATGATGAGCGACATCAAGAAGGCATTAAAGCAAGGTGCTGAAATCATAAACAATGTACGACCTTTGCCTATGGAAGAACAATCTAAGTATTACGATACATTGGCGAAACTTGCAAAGGTTCGTGATGTATTCGTTAATTTAAAATAAAGGGCAGTTTAGTTAAGTGTTGTCCAGTACAGCGCAGTACAGTGTTGTGCAGCGAAGCCCTGTATAGAACAGTTTAGTATAGTAAAGTTTAGCGAGCCATCCTTCGGGGTGGCTCTTTTTGTTAATTGTGGTTAATATAACAAAAAAGTTATCCTTTTATTTGCATATATAACAAAAAAGTTATATCTTTGCATTGTCTTAAGGACAAAAGAGGTCTTTTACTTATTTATTAATTTCTTCTATATATGATGAAGACTAGTCAATTATTGAGAAAGCTGACCCAAGCAGGTTGCTATGTGGTTCGGCATGGTGGTAATCACGACATTTGGTTTAGTCCAACAACAAAACTTAAATGTCCAGTGCCACGGCACGGCAGTCGTGAAGTTTCTCGAAAGACTTACGACAGTATTCTTGAAAGATTGCTTGGGCTTTAAGCCCAGCAATTTTTCGCTTATATAGCAAGACGTTGATATGGGTTTAAGACCTCTTTTTAAAGTTTAGAATCGGGATTATGGCAACAAAGGTAATTATACAAGTAGAAAAGTGTAAAGAAGAAAAGAATTTTTCTTGCTATATGGTGGATAAATTTCCAGACTTCCATCTAGTCGGATTTGGCAACTCTGCAAAACAAGCGATGGAAGATATTTTTGTAGCAAAGGAAGAGATTAAAGAGCTTCTTGAAGAAGAGGGAAAGCAAATGCCTGAATTGGTGTTTGAGTTCCGGTATGATATAGGTTCTTTCTTCGATTATTTTTCATATCTGAATATAAATGGTGTCGCAAAGAAAGCTGGCATTAATGCTTCTCTGATGCGTCAGTATGCAATGGGAATCCATGAGCCTAGCAAAAAACGTAAGCAGCAAATTCTTGATTGCTTACATGGAATTTCAAAAGAATTACAGGCTGTCGTGATTTGACGGTCTTTATATATAGAAGAAAAATAAGTAAACAACCGAGCCTTCTGCATGTGAATGTGGAAGGCTTTTTTGTGTCTAGACCTTATTCTTTGCACTTAAATCTTTAGTGAAATAGCACACCTTAATTCTTTCGTTATTCCTTTGAATATTAGCTAATTTTGCCAATAAAAACACAAGATATGGCAGAATTAAGATTCGATGTCAAAGCGAATTTCGAGGAGGTTACGAAACTTCGTTCCGAGTGTGAAAAGTTGAGGGCTGAGTTGTTGAAGACCAATAAGTCAACCGACCCAGCTATTGTTGCGGATTTGACGGAAAAATATGCAGATGCAAGCAATCGCTTAAAGGATTTAACGCAAGCAGCTTCAAGAGCCGCTTACGTGATGTCTTCTGAGTTTAATAAGAAGATGCAAGCAGCCGCTAGGGAAGTTTATAGCTATGAACTTCAAATGCAAGCTACCAAAGACCGAATAGAGAAAATCCAACAGCAAATCACGAACAAGAGATTAACTCTTGGAGTTACAACGGATAAGTCATCCATAGATTCTTTACAGAAGAATATTGACTATTTAAAAGGCTCTTTGGCAGGTCAAACAGCTCAGTTGAAGAACTTAGAAGGAGGTGCTGTCGGTGCTCGTCAGACCTTGGAGAATATGCGGAATGAGTATGTTTTGTATGCAGGTTCAGCAAATCCGGCAAAAGAAGCAACAAATATGTTGACCGATAGCATGAGCCAAATGATAGAACGTATGAAGTCAGCTCCGACTGCTGGAGAAGGAATGACTAGTTTGTTCCAAAGAGTTACTGGCGATGCTCACATGCTTTCGGCAACATTACTTGGTGGGTTAGGATTTGAACAACTGGCAGGTAGTATCTTTAATACTCGTTCCCAATTCCAGCAACTTGAAATATCTTTCAATACCATGCTTGGTAGTGCGGATAAGTCTAAGCAATTGATGGACGAACTTATCCAAACGGCAGCTCATACGCCTTTCGATTTGTCCAGTGTTACGAGCGGTGCAAAACAGCTTTTGGCATACGGAACGGAAGCGAAAGATGTTAACAAAACCCTTGTCCAACTTGGTGACATTGCTTCGGGCTTGAACATTCCGCTTGGAGACCTTGTTTATCTTTATGGAACGACCGTTTCGCAAGGAAGAATGTTTACAATGGATTTGCGTCAGTTCATGGGTAGAGGTGTCCCATTAGCAGAAGAATTGGGTAAAATCTTACACCAAAACACAACGGAGGTTCAAGAGTCTGTTTCCAAGGGTAAAGTGACATCAGACATCTTCAAGGAAGCTATCGCCAACATGACGCAAGCAGGTGGACGCTTCGGAGGCTTGATGGAACAGCAATCAAAAACTTTGGAGGGTCAGTGGAGCAATATTGGTGACTCCATCCAGCAGATGTTCAACGAAATCGGCAAAAAATCCGAGGGCGTGTTCTCTAGTGGATTGTCAATTATTTCTGCAATGGTAGAGAATTGGCAAGAGGTTATAAAAACTATTGGTACAGCTATAGTAGCCGTTGGTTCTTATCGTGCATCATTAATGGCGGCTGCTTCTATTCGCAAAGCAGAGGAAGCGCAACAAGCCGATGATATGATGAAGGGAATTGATGCTGAAATCAAGCGTTTGCAAGACCTAGAGAACTCAAACTACAAGTCGCTTGGTAAGGACAAAAAGCAAGAGCGAGTAAGCAAACAACAAGACTTGGCAAGTATTGTTGGAGATACTGCTGTGTCCGATGACTTTGTAAAGGCAAGGTTAGATGCAGCCGAGCAAGAGGGCGTTATTTCGGCACAAATGCGTTCCCAACTAGAGACGAAACGTGAACTTTTACAGGCTCAGCAACAAGCAACAGTACAAAGCCAGATAGAACTTGATGAAGAAAAAAGAAAGACCGAGGAACTTCGTCAACAAAAAATAGAGTCTCTTAAAGATGATTTGAAGACTACCACGGAGAAAATATCAAATCTTGATGATAGGGATATTGAGTTGGCTAGACAATATACAGCAGCCTTGAATGATTTGCAAGATGCCCAAGATGCCTTTGCTGAGGCTCAAAAATTGGTTGAGGAAACTGCTGGTGGCGCAAACTTAGCTTTTGATGCAGAGGGTAATGCCGTGAATGCGCTAGAAGCAAAAGAACGTTTGGAAACGGCAACAAAACAAGTGAATGCTGCTCAAACAAAGATTTCGACCATTGAAAGCGAACGTAAGACGATTGCTCAAACAAAGGAGAATTTAAGTAAGCAACAGGCTACGATACAAAATAATATTAACACTGTTTCTCAAGCTTCCAATACCACTGCAAAGAAAGCTGGGATATTGGCGACAACAACAGCCACTGTCAAAAATGCACTTTATGCAGCAGGTACAAAGTATACGACTACGGTTGTCAATCTTTTTTCAAGTGCGGTAAGAAGTAGCGAAAAGGCTTTAAAAAGTATGTGGGCGGCAATGGCTGCTAATCCGATAGGTGCATTGATAACCCTGGGAACAACTTTGTATTCCGTATTTTCTATGTTTGGAGACGAGACAGAAGAAATATCGGCTGATACTTCTCATTTTGGCGAAACGGCTAGTCTAACTACCAATAAGGTAGAAGCCTTGTTAAATGTAATGAAGAATACTGATAGTAGTACCGATGCACATAAAAAAGCAAAGGAAGAGCTTATTGGTGTTTATGAGCAATATGGTGTTAAATGTGATGGTGAAAAGGAAAATTTAGAAACTTTAAAAAACAAGCACGATGAATTTACTGCATCATTACAATTGGAAAATGATGAGAGAGAGAGGGCAAATGCCTTGATGTCGATAGCTTCCCAATATGAAGAGGCACGCAAATCTTTAGACGATAAGTTTGCGGATGATTTAAATGGAAGTTGGTTGGATTTTGGACAACATATCAAGAAGGAAGATATATCTGCTGTTCAAATGATGTTTAACCAGATTGTACCCGATAGTACAATAGAAAAGATTGGCTCATTAAAGAAAAGTATGGATGATGCCACAAAGGGAACTTTAGAGTATGCAAAGGCGGCACAAGACTATGATACCGCTCTTCGCTCGATGTTAGTACCATTTGAAGAATGGGGGGAAAAAATGGGATACAATAGTTTTCAGTTAGCAAGTTTGAAGAGTTCTATTTTGCGTCATGTTGATTCTGTAATTTCGTTGAAAGATAGTTATAAGAGAGCCGAAGAAGCGGTAAACAATGTAATCTTAAAAGGAGTTGATTGGAGTAATACACAAGCTCGAAATAATTGGGTAAATAAGCGGAATAAGATGTCCATAGACGAATTAACTTCTTCAACGGAACAACTTATTAGTGTTTGGAGTCGAACTTATGGATTGAATTTACTAATTAACGTTGATGATAGTAAAATTCCATCTTGGATGAAGTCAATGACAGATTCACAGTTGAAAGACTTATTGAATAGAAGATTACGAGACACCAAAACACAAGGTGATTATAAGAAAACGCATCATGGACGTAATTTAATTCTTAAAACAAATGGCGTATTTAGAAATCAACAACAAAGTTTCAATGATGCACAATTAGCAAAATGGGAACTAGACAAAAGAAATGCAAATAAGAAGGGTAGAACAATATCAAACACAACCAAGACTACACCAAAGAAAACAGGTGCAACGGATAACCCACAAGCAAGAGCGTATGAACGCAAGAAGGCTGAGGAGGACTATGCTAAGTCTATTTCATCCTATTCGGAGAAAGCTATCCAAGATATGACCAAGAATCGCATCAATGCGATGAATGAGGGTTATAGCAAGGAATTGGCTCAGATTACCGAGAATGCCGACAAGGAGAAAAAAGCGGTAGAAGATGGTATAGACAAATTGGTTGAGGCTAGGAAAAAGCGTGACCAAGCTGTTTGGGTTAATTCCGGCAAAGGTCGTAAGGCTAATATGTGGAAACCGAGCAAAACCGATGAAGAGTATAAGAATGAGGTTTTGAATGAAACCATGAAGGATAGCAAGGGTAATCCGGTTAAGGTCAATGGCATGAATATGACCATAGGCATGAGTGTTGCTAATCAGATGAATGCAATTCGGGATAAGGCGGTAAAGCAGAATGAGGATGTGCTTGCTAAAGAAGCGCAAAGCATGTACGATTATCTGAAGACTTATGGTACATTCCAAGAGCAGAAGTTAGCTATTGCTGCCGATTATGCTAAGAGGATTAGCGAGGTTGAAAACTCTACGGATTCGGACTCAAGCAAGCAATGGAAGATAAAGTCTTTGAAAGAAGAGCAGAAGAAAGAGACGGATTCGGTTGAGGCTAGTGCTATTATGCAGAAGATAGACTGGTATCAAGTCTTCGGAAATGTTGGTGGCATTATGAAAGATGCGCTTGTTCCTTTATTGGCAGATCTGGATAAGTTCGTAGGTACGGATAAGTTCCAAAATTTGGGTGCAGATCAGCAGAAGAGTATCGTTGATGCTATGCAGAATATCCGTAATTCGATTGGCAATACAAGTGATTTAGGTTGGAAAGACCTTGCAAGGGATGTTGTAGCTTATCAGGATGCTCTGAAGAATGCGAAAATTGCACAAGAGGAATACACGAAAACGGAAACTTTGCTTATACCTCGTATTAAGGTTTTGCAAGAACAGATTGAGAATGCAAAGAAGTCGGGCAATGTTGCAGAGCAAACAAGGCTACAAGAAGAATTGAATAAAGTACAAGGTCAGTTAGCAGAGTCCGGCAAGAAGATTGTTACGGCTAACACAAAAGTCCGTACTAGTGGTCAGAAGTTGGCTCAAACGACACAGAATGTGACGCAACCGATTTCAGCTATCCATGAGTTCCTTTCTAATTCTGGAATATCTGATTTGGAAACTCTTTGGGATAGTTTTGACCAACTTAAAGGTGGAATAGACGGACTGAAAGCTTTGAAGGAGGCTAAAAATGCGGTTGACGGACTGAAGGATATGGGCAAGGAAGCCGCAGACGCAGCCGCAGATGCTGGTAAGAAAGCTGGTGATGCATTAACTAAAGGATTATCGCAAGCTGGATTTATTGGTCAAATCGTATCTGCCATCTTGAAGATACTTGATGTTTTGAAGGATGGTATCGGAACATTGATTAGCAGCTTGATTGATACAGTTCTGAATGCGGTCAATGGTATATTGAAGAATATCCTAAGTGGTGAGTTTATTACACAGATAGGAGGGTCTTTGGTAAGCGGCATTGGTAATATTCTCAATACAATATCGTTTGGTGGATTCAATAGTTTGTTTGGAGTAGGTGGAAACGCAAAAGAAGTAAACCGGACTATAGATAAATTGACGGATAGAAATGAAATCTTGACGGATGCAATAGACAGATTACGTGACTCTATAGACAAAACTAGTGGTATCAAAGCCGTAGAAGACGCAGAAAAAGCTGAAAAACTTCAAAAGGAAAAAGAGCAAAACTTAAAGGACATCATGGTGGCGCAAATGGGTTATCATGGCTCTCATGGAAGTTTTAACCATTATTTCCGAGGATTTTCGCAAGAGCAAATCAATAAGGTGTCTGAAGCGATAGGTAGACAATGGAATGGAAACCTAAGCGACATACGGTCTGCTGATGAAGCTAATGCGTTGTTGCAAAATCCGGATATTGTTAACAAGATTCAGAACACTGGTAAGGGAAATTATGGAGGAAGAGTCCTCGAAAAGTTGAAAGATTATGCGGCTGAGGCAGGAACATTAGAGGATATTGCTGATGACCTTGCAGAAAGCTTGACGCAAATATCTTTTGATAGTTTGAAGAGCGAGTTCATAGATACTTTGATGGATATGAATTCCTCTGCTCAGGACTTCTCTGATAATTTCTCCAAGATGCTTATGCAAGCCGTTCTGAAAGCTAAGGTAGATGATTTGTTGGGTAATGATATGCAAGCATTCTATGATGAGTGGACGGAGCGAGCTAAGGCAAATGGTGGCAAATTGTCTCAGACGGATATTAATGAATTGAAGGGAAGGTACGATGAAATGGTTCAAGAAGGACTGAAGATTAGAGATGAAGTAGCCGAAATAACTGGTTACAAGCAATCTTACGAGCAGTCCGCTTCTTCCGGTTCTTTCGAATCAATGAGTCAAGATACAGGAGAAGAGTTGAATGGTCGTTTCACTGCGGTACAAATTGCCACAGAGGGAACGTATGAGGAAACAAAGCTCATAAATACTAAGTTGGATGCTATTGCGGCTCGTGATGGTGGCGCAGAGGGTAGCTTACTAACAGCTAGCGTGAATACTATTATGGGTAATGTAGGTAACATTTGGTTAGCTGTTGATGAGGGAAGAACTATTCTTGCCCAAAGTCTGATGTACTTGCAGTCGATTGATGAGCGACAAGAGCGATGGCATAAGCCTATGTTGCAAGCATTCAATGATATACACGAATTGAAAGATAAAATGAGTAGATTGTAAACTTAATATGTGCCATGTTAAAGTAAGAGGGGAATGCGTGATGCACTCTCCTCTTTTTTTTATGGTGATAGTTTTTGTTTTTCACAATATAGATAAGTGTTGTTAAACTGAGTGCTAATTTTTGGTAGAGTGGAATATAATAGTTATCTTTGTGGTCGAATTTCAAAACTTATAAGGACATGAAGATATTAGAACCGAGATATGAAATCCTATCCCAAGGTGAGGGCATGGATGGAGTTTATAAACAGATAGAGTTGTGCGGTCGCACATGTTATGCGTCAAGTATGAAGATAGATAAAGACAGCGCAAAGCCTTTCGTTGAGCGTATGGTAAGCAGCAATCATCTTGCCATGTGTGAGCATGGAACGATTTACCTCCATGTAGCCTATGATGAAGGATTTTTTGTACCGGAGTCTTTAATGGTTAAGCACTATCGTGAGAATAAGTATTCAAAGGTGATGCAGATTGGTAACGACTACTATATCACAACCAACTACAGAGTGATAGTTGAGAATGAATGGTTTGATGACCTGGATTATATCTGCGAGCCTACGGAATGGCATGAGAAGCGAATAACCGTCCGCTTTACTACTCAGATTGCGGTAAGTAGAGAGGCTAACAGACATCGTGTTGATTCCGTAGCGGAACAAAGCACCCGATATTGCAACTATAGCAAGGATAAGTTCGGAGGCGAGATTGCTATCAACATGCCAAAGTGGGTTAGCGAGGATGATGCAGTTAATCCATCGTCTTATGATGGTGGAACATTTGTTGACCTTGCAAAGAACATTGGTAGTTATGAGCATTGGAGTCCGGTAGAAAAATGGTGGTTTGCCAATAGAGTATGCGAAATGATGTACTTGTCTTTGGTTAAGGATGATGGTTTGAAGCCACAAGATGCGAGAACTATCCTTCCGCTTGATACCAATACGGAGCTGATTCATACCGCATTCGTGAGTGATTGGCTTCATTTCTTTGATTTGCGCTCAAAGGGAACGACAGGAAAGCCTCATCCAGATATTGAGGTCTTGGCAACTCCATTGATGAATGAGTTCAAGGAACGAGGTTTGATTTAATCGCTTATGAAGAAGAAAGCCAAGCAAATAGCCAAGGTGATGAGCAATGACTCTTTGGAGGTTGTTGCTCAGATGATTGTTGATGAGGCTAAAGGTGTGCGCTATGAGGTGTATGCCGATGGTTCTAGCAAGAAAGATAAGTGTGGTTGCGGTTGGCTTGTGCTTCATAAGGGAGCGATTATCAAAAGTGGGAAATATACATTTATCACAGCCAAAGTGAACGATTCGGTGAGAGCCGAAATAAGGGCGGTCATTCATGCATTGGGTGATTGCCCTCCTTTGTGTTCTGTTGATGTGTATGTGGATTGTCAAGTAGCTATAGAGAGAATACAGGCTTGCAAGTTAGGAGATTTGCAGCCTATATATAATAAGGTAGCGAAAGGCAAGGTTATAAGATACCATTGGGTTAAAGCTCATAGAGGTAATATGTATAATGAAATGGTGGATTCTTTGGCTTTTTCTGCTACAGAAAGTTAATTTCATACATCTAGATATAATAAGCGTTAAAAGGTAAAAGAAATACATTAAATAATTTGCATATTTCAGATATTCTTTGTATCTTTGCAATGTAATTAAGAAACAAGGTTACTAATTTAAAAAGGTGAGACACACCGTAAAAACTGTGATTCGTTATGAATACTAGATTGAGTAAGAAAGAAACAATGGTTTATGGCAACATCGGAGTGATGGCTGATGTAATTGGTGGTAACAAGTACTTTACTTTTGAAGACTTGTATGATTTCGATTTGGATAATACCAAGGATGAGTTGAGAGAAATCTTAAATTCTTTGACCGAAAAGGGTTATCTGAAGAGTTTTAATGATTTCGATAAAACTTATCGAGTTTTGAAGTAAGAACAATAAAGGGGATATAAAATCCCCTTACATTATAAATTTAGAACGTGAGACACACGTAAAACTGTATTGAAAAAATGAAAAAGGTATTCACGATTGAGAATGCATTAACGCTTTTGTTTGCTCTTGAAATAGTATCATTAATATTTTTTCTAGGATAGGGCTTATGCAGATTAAGTTTGGTAAGATAAAGTTTACTGCGGCTAAGTCTGAAAAAGGATGCCGTTTTGATGCTTGCTACAAAGGTGAACATGTGGCTTTTGAGAGTGAAGATATGTCTTTGTATGATGATGTCTTTTCTGCTAATAATAGAAGAGCAAAGGCTGCAAAGAGGGTGATTTACGAGAATATAAAGCACAAGTATTATGAATGTCATAGAGATTAGCGACTTTAACGCTGCTGATGAATTTGTTGTTGAGGCAATGATGCATGATGGCAAATTCAAGGTAATAGGCAAGGTTATCACGGATAATAATCTTCTGAATGATGATGATTTGGAAACCATCTGGGATTATGCCAACTGGGAGACGAACGGCTATGAAAAGATGGTTGTCTCTAATGGAGTGTACAAAGGCTTGAAAGCATTCAGCGATGGGCGTTTGTTCTATGTTATCACAGATGATGAGATTGGAGTGGTAAACGATAACATTATGGTACGTAAGCATTATGATGTCAACAATGGCTATTATATAAAGTCATCAAGGTTACACAAGGAGCAATCCAAGGATTTGTGGTGCTTTGGTAGTTGCGAGGCCATAACTAACGAATATAAGTCAAACATTTTACATGAAGTACTTTATGGCAAAGATGAACCATATAAAGCCTACCTTCCTTGAAGGCGGTGAAGTCTGGCATGATATTGATAAGTTCCCGATGCTAGACCATACAATTCTAGTAGAGTTGCAAGTAAAAGGCTCAGACGGATTGATTTACCGGACGCAAGATGTATGTGTTGAGCGTGCGGATAGGTTCGTACCTACGATGTCTTTTGTTCCTAAGCGTTGGGCGTACGCAATAGACTTAGCTCAATGTAAGCAACTTGAAGGATAAAAACAAAATACAAAATTAAGAATTAGCATATGGAAGAATCAAGAGGTGTTTACACATTACCTGTCTTGTATAATGAACAAAGTGGTAGAAATGAAGGTGTATGTGTCAGAAGTGAACTTGGAGTAGTTGTTGCAATTGACAATGAAGATGAGTTTAAAGGTGTTTTTTCAAAGGATGGTGAGGTTGATGTATTCAAGCAGTTACTATCACAAGAAGTGTATCGTTTCAACACAGAACACCATGCATTCCCAACTGAACCTTTGATTTCTTACAAGATGGATGGCGACATTATCTTTGATTTCGTTGAAGTAACAATCGGAAAGATGTATGGCGGTTATGTTTATATCGTGCATTACAACTTTGCAAGTACGGCATCATAATAAACAAGTTTGATTATGACAGTAGTAAGAGAAAGATTAAAAATTGCGGCTCAGATTGAGGTGCTGGAAGATATTGCTATTGATTATAGGGGAAAGACTATAGATAACATCATCCAACAGCTAGAAGCGAGGTTGACTGCGTTGAAGTAAGTTCAAGTTTGAAGTTAAAAGTCTATGAGTGGAGGACGTTTTGATTATGCTCAGTATAGGATTGCTGACATATATACAAAGATAGAAGATTATGTTGATGGTCATCCGTTGGATGAGGAAGACGAAAGATGCTTTCTCGAAGACCGATGGTTGGAGGAGGATGAAGACAAGTATGTTAGAAAGCATCATCATACGATGCCTAACAGATATGGCTTATCTAAAGAGACTATCAAGGAATTCAAAAAGGGTATTGAACTTCTGAAGAAAGCTCAGGTTTATGCCCAAAGAATTGATTGGCTTCTTTCCGGTGATGATGGAGAAGATAATTTCCATCTACGTTTGAAAGAGGATTTGGCAAATTTAAAAAGTAAGAAAGGATAGATTATGAGTTGGAATTATCGCTTAGATACACCTATGATGCAATTAGCTGAAGAGGTGAACAAGAAATATGATACTGATGCAGGTAAGATGCTTCTTTGCACTTATCTCTTCATGGTATCAAGTGAAGAGATCAAGGACAAACAAGCTTTCTTTGATTGGGTAGAAGAGCTGAATAAGTCCTGTAAGTGCGATGCGGTAAGGGAGTACGTGAAAATCAACGGCAAAGCCGATTGGCTGCATGGTGGATTCAGTAAGCCGATTTACCGACACTATAAGGGCAATTTCTATGTGTACCTTGGTGAGGTTACTGATAGCGAGACTTCTGAAGCTAAGGTTGCGTATCAAGCAGTGTGCGGACAGCATGAAGTTTGGGTGCGACCAAAGGAAATGTTCTTTGGTAATGTTGAGATTGATGGTAAGCCAGTTCCTCGATTTGAGAAGGTAGATTTAAAAGACTTAGAGAAACAAACCGAGAAGAGCAATGGACAGAGAAAAGATTAAGAGTTTGTTAGGTCAAGCAATCTTGCGAGTGAATGAAGTCGTACCGGATTTCGAAGACTTGGACAAGGTTCTTCCTTTGCTTAGACAGGCAATTGATGAATTAGATAAGTCTGATTCGGGTTCAGTTTAAAAAGTTGGATAATGGCTAATAAACAGACGATAAAACCAAAGGTAGTTCCCTTTGAAATAGCCAAGCTTCTGAAGGAGGTCGGCTATGATGAGAAGATAGCCGAATTTTGGGCTTACGCCAGCCCTTGGACAGCAAAGGGTGGTGTTCGTAAGGGTGGAAAATATAGTGAGCATTATGGCAGTTATATTGCTTACTCCAATTCCGAGTGGGAGAAATCCAATATTGAGTTTTCTGCTGCCTTAAAGTTGAATAGTAAGCATCCGGCAATATCCGCTCCATGCTATGATATGGTGTTAGATTGGCTTTTAGAGCATTTCGGTTACTATATTTGTGTTGCAAACATTTCGAAATGTAAGTTTTGTTGGCAAACTACATCATGGTGTGTAGAGGAAGGCTTGTGTCATACGGATGGTAAGGAATATTCCAGTAGATACGAAGCAATGGATGCCGCTTTCAAGAGTATCTTAAAGGCTCGCATTGAGAATAAAGATAACGAGGTAATCAAAAGACTTTCGGAGGAAATACAAGATGGAAAGACTTTATGATACTTTTGTACACGCAATAATGATGAAGTTAGAAGCTCGTTTATGTTCTGAACTCGAATGTGTTTATAAGAATATAACAAACAAAATTGTTGAGAAGAAAGGTAAACTCACCAACGAAGACGTAATTGAGTTTCAGAAAAAACTACAGGAGGTGTACGACACGGATGCTGATATTCGTGAACAGATTATTGGTATTAAAGATTTCAAGAATTGCATCTTAACTAAAGAAGCATGTGAAGAGCTAATAAAGCGACTTAGCGTGATTAATATAAAAGAAAATGAACAAGCAAAGAATGATAGAGTGGATAGCCACTTGTGATACAGGTGTCTCTTCAATGACTATGTGGAGTGCATTGATGGGGGTAAAACGAAAGAAAGATTTGAATATTCCCAAAGACAATAGTGACTTCCGTAGATGTTATGACATGGTAGAATACGGACACGTAACCTTGGATGAGCTACAAGCTGTGAAGGAGCAGTATCCTTGGTTTGCTCCTGTTGTTGACAATTGGAAGGAGTTGTCTCTTTTGTTTGAAGAAGAGCTGGACAAACGCTTGTATATGCGTATTCGTCAGCTATGTGAAGAGTCAGATGCTATCCGGTATGAGAAAAAGGGAGAACTTTATTATGAGAGGAATTTTTGGTATAATATAACACAATAATCAAATTAAGAATGAAGAAAATTATCTTAATGTTTTGTTTTGCGATACTCGGCATGAGTGCGCTTACAAGTTGTCATTCGGTTTCTCCCGATGCAGACGAAGAAGCCGTAATCGTAAAGAAGCCTTGGTTTATTGGGCATGGAGGTGTTGAACAGCAAGCAGTGCAGACTGGTCTCACTTGGTGTTGGTGGTCAACGAGTGGTTATTACTTCAAGATTGTTCCAGTCCGTCATGAGATTACCTTAGATGATTTGTTTAGTGACGATAACACGCCACTTGACTTCCATACTGTAATCATTACTCAGATTGAGCAAGGCAAGTCCCCAATTCTTTTGCAGAATTATGGAGAGAAATGGTTTGATACTAATCTCAACAATTATTTCTGCAATCTGGTTCGAGACCATATTTCTCAGCATTCCCCATTTGACTTGATGTCGAATCGGCAAGTGCTTAATCAGATTGACACCAAGATACGCAAGCAGATGCAGGACTATGTGAATGCTCTATCAAAGAAAAAGCAGATGCCTATCATCATAAAGGAGGTTATCATTGGTAAAGCTACACCAAACAAGGAACAGCTTAATGAAATGAACCGCACGGCAAAGGTCGTGCAAGCCAAGCAGACACAAGAACGTGAATATGAAGTGCAGATAGCAAGAGAAAAGGCTGAGCGACAAAAGGCAAAGGCAGATAAGGCATATATGGAAGAAATGAACCTTTCCGCTGGTCAGTTTATCAACCTTAAGTGGATTGAAACAGTAGCAAATAAGCAAGGAGCAAATATTGATGTTATGGTTGGCCCTGCTGAAAGCATGTGGAATATAAGACGCAATTAATTAATTTATAAATCAAGTAAACAGAAATGAATAAAGACAAATTAAAGGTCAGTTTTGAGATTGATCGTTACAAGGTGATTGGTATGCTTTCACGTAATTGTGAGAATGCTGAAGAGTACAACGAGATTATGGATATTCTTGAAGGCAAGAATGAGTTTGTGCGTGATGCGAATGGTAACGAGGAACTTGCAAGCCGCATTTGCAATTATGCTTTAGACTCTATCTTGGTAGAGAATCCAGATTTGGCTCTCCGTAAGCGTTTGGATAAGGAACAGAAAGGCGAGGATGCTCCTGATGGATTTTCAAATGTTATCGAAATCAAAGGTGATGACGCAAAGAAACTTGTAGAAACCCTTTGTGGTATTCTTCGAAAGGATAAATGATGTAAAATACATCAAAAGAATATAAATAAACACTAAAACGCTTGCAAGAATAAGAAAAAATGCTTATCTTTGCATCGTGTTTGAAACAGATGGCCTTCTGAGAGGTCGCTTCTACCATAATAAGTCAAGACTTAGGAGTTTACGGCAGGGTTCCCAAGTTCCCCAGCTCAGCTAGACTATAACAAGGAAACTCTTATAAGGGTGAGAGACCCTAGTTGCTGCATTAGACAAGTGGTTAAGTCGCCAGCTTTTCACGCTGGTATTCAAAGGTTCGAATCCTTTATGCAGTACTAAATTGCCCTATGGTGTAATGGCAACACTACAGGTTTTGGTTCTGTCATTAGTGGTTCGAATCCGCTTGGGGCAACAAGGTGGAATTGGTATATGTTCCACAAAAGGTGCGATATTCAAGCGGTTAAAGAAGATAGACTGTAAATCTATTCCCATTGTGGGTTCGGTGAGTTCGAATCTCCCTTGCACCACGAGAATCTTTTGCATAATACGAGGAATGTAGCTCAGTAGTAGAGCACTTGGCTTGGTAACTAAGGGGGCGTTGGTGCGAATCCAATCATTCCTTTACGCTTTCGTAGCTCAGTGGCAGAGCATAGGATTTTTAATCCTAGGGTCGAAGGTTCGAATCCTTCCGTTGGCACAATGAAACACAAGAAGAGAGCCGTGAAGTTTGTTCTGTTGGAATCTCGGACATCTGTCAACGGGTAACGTAGGAAACAGATGGAGTGAATAAAGTTGTGAATAAGCTTATGGACTAGGGAAGCAAGCGGAATGGCCTCTTTTTTGTGATTCATTAGAGGGTTTAACGAAAAATTGAAGAATATGAAAAGTCCGTTAAGAATGGCAGTCGCTTTAGAAAAGAACAACAAGGTATATCCAAAAGATGTACGAAAGTTCTTGATGGGATTGTACGCCACGTTGCATTTGACAGATAACGCAACGGCTAAAGATATGGAAAAGGTGGTATATTATGCTTTTCGGAATGGCTACCTGTTAGGTGTTAAGTCTGAAGGTGGTGATGACCAAAAAGCGTATGACAGACTGCCGGATTTGGGAGTAGAAGAAGATATTGGTGATGATTTAAGAAGATAGTTGATAAAATTGGTAATTAGTTAGTAAAGTTTTTAGGCTTTGGTGTGTGAACATCGAAGCCTTTTTTATATATAATAAGGTATATAAAGAGGGTAATTGTTAATAACGTACATATATCAGTTACCGTAAGTTAAATAAACAAAGAAAAACATTAAAATACTTGCATGTTTCAAAAGTTATTTGTATCTTTGCATCGTCAATCAAGATAAGTTGGTTGATTTGCCGAGTGACAAGTTTCACTCAATAAGGTGAGAGCGACACCAAGGGGTAAGACCCGAAACAACTAGCACAATTGATTATGTCTAAGCAGACTGGTTTTTCATTCGCAAGTTCAAAGAAGTCATTAATTGAGACTATTGACGAAATTAAGAAGTCAAAGATGCCTCGCAACGAAAAGATTGTTGCATTGAAGGCTTGCGGTCTTCGTGAGAAAGAAATCTCCGATATGTTGAAGGTTTGTGTGCCAAGCGGTTCAACTTCAACGAGATTCGTTTATACATTCGGTGTTGAGATAGAATGTGTTCATGCCGAGCGCAATGCCTTGATAGAGGCAGGTCGTCAGAATGGTGTTGATATTCATTCTGAGGGCTATAACCACACCGACAACAAGAGTTATTTCAAGATTGTTAGTGATGCTTCAGTTGGGGGTGATGTTGACCCTAACGAGGTTGTTAGTCCGGTATTGAATGGCAATACAAATGGTATGGCAACTTTGAAGAAGGCTATCAAGTCTTTGGATGCCGTAGGTGCAAGAGTAAATTCTACTTGTGGTCTTCACGTTCATATTGGTGCAGCTAAGTTGACAGGCGAGCAGTATGTTAACGTCTTCAAGAATTATCAGAAGCTTGAAAGATTGATTGATAGTTTTATGGCTCCTTCAAGAAGAGGTAATTGCCGTTGGGCAGCCAGCTTGCTTGACAAGGATTTCTCTAATTGCCACGACAATTACGATATAAGACGTAGTGTTTTTTATGGAGACAGATATTACAAGGTAAATGCTGAGAGCTATACACGTCACAAGACTATAGAGTTTCGCCAGCATCAAGGTTCAACTAATTACAAGAAGATTGAAATGTGGGTTAAGTTCTGCGCAAAGCTTGTCGGTTGGTCTCGTAACAATGTCTTCACTAGTGAGGTTATGAACATCGAAGATATACCTTTCTTGAATAAAGAAGAGAAGGCTTTCTTCCAGAGCCGTAAGGATGCATTTGCAGCCAATAACGATTAATTGATGCAGTCCTAGGGTTAAATCCCTAGGGCACAAATAAATCAAAGTATTATTAAGAAAAAGAAAGGGTAAAGATATGTGTGTTATTATTGTATGTCCGAAAGGTGTTGCTTTGCCATCCGTAGATGAGCTGAAGGCAGCGTATATGAGAAATCCCGATGGTTGCGGATTTGTGAGCGAGTCTGACCATTATAAGAGCTTGCATTTCTCTACATTTATACGTAGATTAATGAAGCGAGATATAAATGAGCATGTAATCATACATTTTAGATTTGCTACTCATGGTTCTGTCTGTGTCAAGAATTGCCATCCGTTCTACAAGGCTGGTTATTGGTTCGCCCATAATGGGGTGCTCCCGATCTGCTCCGAGCATGATAAAACGGATAGTCAGATTTGTTTTGAACGTTTCATTTATCCTACTATCAAGAAATATGGTTGGGGTTCTGATGAACATATGAAAGAAATGAACAAATGGACAGCTCATGGTTCTAAGTTTGCAATGTTGCATAATGGTGAGATTGTGAAGTCCGGTAAATTCATAGAGCGTGATGGACGGTTCTATTCTAATTTGAATCATTTGGGTTATATGAGAAATGTAATAAACTTTTAGAAGATTAATGTTTAGGTTCTTTTTATTCGACAAGCGTCAGATGTCCGTGAGGATATTTGGCGTTTTTTTGTTATATAAGGTGTTTTATTTTGTGTTGCTATAAATTATTCGTATATGTGATAAAATAGCCTTAAATCGCTTAAAAATGCCGTTATTACTCACTTTTAAGCAAAAGTGAGATACTTGCAAACGGATTAGTGTGTTAATTATTCTTTTCGTATTATCTTTGCACTAGTTTTAACAAATATATCGAAAGAATGAAAGATAAAATTTTCCAGTTACTAAAACAAGAGTATAAGTCTCTTGGGTTAGGTGATGAAGTTCTTCAGGCACATGCCGAAATGCTTGATAAGATGGGGCTTGTTACTGATGACAACATCGAGACAGTGGTTGCTAGTCAAAAGAGTTTTTTGGAGTCCTTGCAAAGGGACAATGACCGCAGAGTTACCGATGCCAAGAAAAAGTTCGAGGAGGCACAGAAGGCTAAAGAAGAAGCTGAACGCAAGGCTGTTGAAGAAGAAGCCAAGAAGAAAGCTGACGAAGAAGCCAAGAAAGCCGCTGAAGAAGCCGAAAAGAAACGTTTGGAGGAATTGGCAAAGAAAAACGAAATGCCGGATTATCTCAAAAAATACTTTGAAGAGCAGGCAGCAGAGAAGAAAGCTTCAGATGAAGCAAGAACCAAGGAACGTGAAGAGTTCAAGAAACTCGTTGAGACCTTGACTCAGAAGAACACAGACCAAGCCAAGACTTACAACGAACAGATGGAGGCGCAAAGCAAGACCATTAAGGAATTGCAAGAAACTATCCAAAAGCAAGCTGAGGAGGCTAAGGCTAAGGAAGAGGCTGCTGCAAAGGCAAAGGCAAAGGCAGACCACGATGCGAAGATTTTATCAAAGGCTAAGGAGTTGGGCATTCCCGAAAGTCGTATCAACGAGGGTTTCACCTTGAGCGATGATGCTACAGATGAAGCTATCGAAACATACCTCTCCAAGGTAGCGAACAACTACAAGGCGTTGCAACAACCACAATTCGGGGGCAGCTATCGTGCTAGCGAGGGCGAGCCAACAAAGGAGGACGTTGACAATGTAGCCGCATCATTAGTTCAGTCACTTTAAAAATTGAAAAACATGAATCAGGAATTGAAGACTACAAAAAAGCAAATTGTCTTTGGTGAGGATTCCGTCATTATCCAGAAATGGGAAGGCGACATCAAGGGCGGTCGTGCTTTGGATTGGACAGGCGTAAAAGATGAAGTTCTTTACGCAGGTCGTGTTATCGTGACAGATGGTAAGGGAACTTACAAGCCATTGCCTATTGAAACAGACAATTATAAGGCTTTGGGTACTGTCAGCGACCCATTGGAGCATTACAAGTATGCGGGTGTTCTCTATCGTTCCATTCTGAACGGTGAGCCAGCGGCAATTATGACTGCTGGACAAGTTAACAAGGTAGCAGCTAAGGCTGCAAATGGTGCAGACTATCCGGATGCGTTCCTTACAGCTATGCCAAAGATTGCTTTGGTTAGCGATGAGGATGCAAACAAGTTCGATGAGTCTGATGCAACCATGGACAAAGACTAAAAGAAGGAGGATAACAGATGGAAAAATCACTTTATTTTCAGTTGGTCAATAAATACTTCCCACAACTTGTTGCAAGTGTAGTAGAGAAGTTGAACGGCAAGAATCAGACTGCATTGACCTATATGTACCGAGACCACTTGACTAACACATATAGTCAGGACGGACGCTGGGCATCAATTACTGCGGAATACACACGAGTTGCTGCTGATGTTGTATCAATGGATGCAGAACTTCCATTGAAGAGCCGTGATAAGGTTTCAACCGCTGAGGGTCAAATCCCAAAGGTTGGTATGAAGCTTTACATGTCAGAGAAGCAGCTTAAGGATTTGGATAACATGATTGCGCAACGTTTGCCTCAGCCACAGATTTTGCGTAACTTGTTTGCAGACCTTCCTCGTTGTATTCAGGCGGTTTACGAGCGTATTGAAGATATGTTCCTCAGTGAGCTGTCAACAGGTGTAGCTTTGGCTACTCGTTCCGGTGGTACTGGTATCCGAATTGATGTAGGTTTTGCCGAGAAGAATAAGTTCGGTCACGGTGCTAAGGCTTGGGACGCAGAGGATGCAACTCCTCTTGATGACATCCAATTGGTTTACGACAAGGCGATGGAAGACCAAAATACCATCACTACTTGTTATCTTGATGATTACACAATCAAGTTGCTTGGCAAGAACAAGCAGGTTCGTGCTCAGTTTGCCTTCAATCAAGGCATTGCAACCAATAGTAATAGCAATATTCCTATTTTGAGCTTTGAGCAGATTGCTTCTATCTTCAGAAATAAGTGGCAGACTAACTTGGTACGTGTAGCCCGTACAATCAAGACCGAGATTAACGGCAAGAAGGGAACACACAACCCTTGGGCTAAGGGTCACATGACCTTTACATGCTATGATAACCTTGGTGATTTGTTCTGGACTAACGTAGCCGAAGCTACAAGACCAGTTGCAGGTGTTACTTATCAGTCAGCCGATGAGTATATCTTGGCTAGTCGTTATTCTACCAACGACCCACTCCGTGAGTTCACCAGCTCACAAGCAATGGTTGTTCCTATCTTGAATAACGTTGATGCTATCTATTCTTTGGACTCAACACAAGCAGTAGGTTAGGCTTATGAGAGGTGAGGTAATTAGTCCGTTCCGTGATAAGTTCCATTTTAACACCATCTATGAAGTAGGTGCAATCTTGGACTTTGACGAAGAACGCATGAACTCCCTTATCGAACGTAAGCTTTGCAAGATGTTGGAGGTGCAGAACGATAATAGTTCTGCATCTCCAAAAGACGATAAGGAAATTAAAGATACTCCTAAAAAGGAAGTCTTGAATGATGGAAAAGAAAATCCTAAAGAGGATGAAGATAAAAAATCAGAAGAGACACCTAAGAAGGAAGTCTTAAAGGAGAAGAAGGAGAGCAAGACTAAAAAGGAGAAAACCCAAAAAAAGGATGCTGCCGAGTCAACCGAAGAGACTTCTGAAAAGGAGAATGTAGAAGAGGAACTTGACGAAAAGGCTAAGAGCGAGCAAGAGGCTGCAAAGAAAATCGCTGAGGCTATGAGTCAGGCTCAGAAATAATGATGTCACATGAAGATAAGAGAATACATTTCGCAGAAGTTGCGTGCTTGGAATATAACGGATGCACAATTGGAAGATATTTCGTTAGGTATAGACCTTGACGAAGAATATACGTCTGATAATTCGCAGGTTGTAGGCAAGGCGATGATTTCCGTAATCGAGGAACTTATGCTTGCCCCATATATGAGCAATGTGAACGAAAATGGATTCTCTGTCTCTTGGGACTACTCTAGGATAGGACAATACTATATGTGGCTTTGCCGTAAGTATGGTGTTACTCCGGATAATGAAGTGGTGGCAGCTTTAGGGCTTTCCACTATCACGGATAAGTCTGATATTTGGTAAATGTCTAGGTTATGTTATATTCCCCTCATATATTAAAGAAAAAGTTCGTGAATAAGGTTGTCAACAAGTACAACGAGGTCATTAGCTCTTCTGAGGAATGGAAAGAAATGGGGCGTTGTCGGTGCGATGACAACTCTACCGAGCATTTCACTACCGATAATGGTAGCATATATACACCGAAATATCATATTGTTTGTGACAAGTGCCAGATTTCCGAAGGTGATGAAGTCAAAGTATATTCCGATGATGGAAGTTACCGAGGAGGTGGAAAGGTCTATAATGCCCCTAAGTGCAATTATCTTGGTTATATGAGTATCTATGTCTGATGTTATAAAGGATGAGATAGACGCTTTCTTTGCACAGGGAGAAAGGGAAGTAGATGAATTTCTTGACAGGTTAGGTAAAACTGCTGTTGAGCTTGATAAGGCTAACGGAAACTACCGAAACCGCACAGGTAATCTCAGAAGGTCTAACTATAGTAATGTACATGACCACACCTTGACCCTTGGCAACAAAGCGGAATATGCGTCTGATGTTTCCTCTAGGGGATATGATGTTATAGATTCGGGTATTCAGTATATCAAGAAAGAAATCGAGGATATGCGATGATAACAGAAATAGATGCTGGTCATGTAATCTATGATGACTTGGAACTTATGGGATTGGAACGAAGACTGAAAGGACATCTGACAAAGGGTGGACTTGAGGGGGAAAGACCTTTGGTCGGTGAGAAGATTCCTGATGAAGGCATGATAGTAATCATTCCTAAGCGCATGAGTGCAGACAAGATATATTTCAACGATTGTACTATAGAGGTAAACATATTGCTCAAAGATATAGAGGGCGAGGCTAATCCTCAATTGAACGAGCTTTTAAAGAAGGCTATTCAAACCCTGTCCGACAATGAGGTCGGAAAAGTTGAGGATGTATGGTATCGTTATTCTATCCGCTCCCACGGCATAGAGCAAGAGAGTAGGTTGAGTTGCCATTACGCAAACATTACTATTGATTTTGAAACATTAAACGTAAGATAAGATGAAACCATTTATTGGAATCAAGAGAATTTGGTATGGTGCTCCTCTTACCGAGGCAAATACACCTGCTAAGTTGGCTACATGGTTGAAAACCGCTACAGAGGTTAAGAACAGCCATGAGGGAACATGGGGATATTCTCAGGATGACCCTAGTGTTACCGAGTACAAGAACGAGCTGAACGGACAGGTTTACTATCGTGACAAGACCGATGAGGGTGCTAAGACAATTACATTCTCTATTGGTGTCTTTTCATGGAAGAATAAGGTAGACTTGCAGGGTGGTAAGATGTACAAGGCAACTGGAGAAGAGACTACAACGGAGGCAGATGCAGTAGGTTGGTCTTCTAGCCAAGATTTGGCTAATATCAACAAGTGTATCGTTGCTCAGACCAAGACAGGGAACTACATCGTTTTCTCAAATGCGGCTATCGTTGCCAAGGGTGACCAGCAGGATAAGAATATCACTTTGGGTATTTCTGCCGTTGCTATGGAAAGCGAGATCGATGGTGTGGCTGGCGAGTACCAATGGGAAGGCTCTGCGGTTGTAGAACAAGAATAAGACATAGGCAACAAATGATAGAGGGGGATGGTGTTAATGCCGTTCCCCTTTTTTAATATTCAGAACCATGAGTAAGGCAAGTAAATTAGTTACGGATGCAATTCTTGGAGAGGACACCGTAACGATAATCGTGAATGGAAGGGCTTATTACGTTTCACCACCTACAATTATAAAATTGGTCAAGGCGGCTAAATACCTTGATAGTTTCGAAGAGGGCAAGACCTTAGCGGAAGTCTTATGCATGCTTAAGAATTTGGATGATGCTTGCAAGGCGTTGTCCGTATTCATACAAGGCGATGAATCCATTAGTGATGAATTATCTAAAGGAACGCTTGAAGAGGTTGTCAATGGCTTACAAACGGCTTATTCCTTAATCTCTATAAAGGATTTTCAGACGCTATCAATTTTGGCGAAGAGTGCGGCAAGGATGATAGCAAAACCACGACCATAGGTAACGATACACTCTTAGGACAGATTGCATCTTTTATGGATAGTCTGCACTTATCTTACCAAGAAGTCGTGAAAGAGATACCTTATAGAAATTTATTACTGATGGCAAAAGACAAGCAAAGAGTAGCATGTGGTGATGTAATGTATGAGGTAACGGAAGAAGAGTTTGGAATGAACTTCAAAAAAGGATAAGTTTAAAATAATGCAAATAAAGTATTAAAAGCACTAAAACGCTTGCAAGTTAGCGAAATATTATTTATCTTTGCAAGCGCAGAACAAAAAAGGATAAAATGGCGATTTAAGAAATTGATAAGATATTAGAGACACGAAACCCGATGGACTATACCGAAAGGCAGTCCGAGTCACTATTCCTTTGACTTTGCAATCGGTAGTTTCGTGTTTTTGTGTTTAAAATAAGATGCAAGACGTAAGGTTGATATTCGAGATACTGGTTTCCATGTTGCTTTGCGTTTGTCTCATATTGCTTGCTGTAAGTAGATATAGGCAAAAGAAAAAGCGTGAAGAACCGGAGCGAAAGGAAATGGACTTGATAGACTTCTTTTCTTTGGGAGGAGTTGCCTATTATTGGAACAAAGGTGGTAAGCAGCAGAAATGCTACACATACGAAGAATTTCTGAAAATCAAGGCTGACTACGTGGAGCTTTGGTTGAATCAGAATAGATATATTTTTAACTCTCAATTAGATTGCGATGATATATAGAGTATTTGTTTTGTTTCCGACAATAGTTGTATCAGATAGTATTGTCGGTATAGCTTGGCTAGGAAAGGTCTTTGGCTGGCGATATGGAAAGAACAAGAAAAAGAGCAAGAATGTGTCCTTAATGATAGGATATAACACAGGAATGTCTCTTAAGTCGAAAATAGATGATAACGCAGCGGATGATTATTTAAGACGCATTGCCGAAGAAAACAGAATCTAAATTCAAGGGTTAGAGTCCCTTTTTTACAACCATATTACTTGTGGTTATTTTTATACATCGGTTTTTATTAACGATTGTTTTTTATGGTAGATAAATGTATAAAAACGAGCACAAGTTCCCTTATAGATGGACTAAAAAAGATGCTAATTTTACAAAAGACAAAGGTAAGGTGATGTCTTGCTTTTGTTGTGGAGGTGGAAGTTCCTTTGGTTACAAACTAGCTGGATACGATGTTGTAGCCTGTAATGAGATAGACCCAAAGGTTATGAAGATGTACTTGAAAAATCACGATGTCAAGTACGCTTTCAATTGTGATATTCGTGAGTTGATTACCAATATCAATATGGGGGGGGCATATTATGAAAGAAGAGTTGCATAATTTGGATATATTGGATGCTAGTTTCCCATGTTCTGTATTCAGTATTGCAGGTGACCGCCAAAAGGCTTGGGGAAAGGAAAAAGTATTCCGAGAAGGTCAGAAGGCGCAAAGGCTTGACGATTTGGCTTTCTACTCTATTGACCTTGCTAAAGAACTAAAGCCAAAGGTGGTGGTTTTTGAGAATGTCCAAGGTTTGTTGCAAGGTGAAGCTATCGAGTACGTGAAAGAGATTTACAAGCAGATGGATAATGCCGGATATATCTTGCAGCATTGGTTGCTTAATGCACGTAATATGGGTGTTCCTCAGAATCGACCTAGGGTGTTCTTTCTAGGATTACGCAAAGACCTTTGCGAGCCGTTTATGGTTCAGAAGGATTTGTTCGAGCGAGTGCCTAAGATAGATATGGACTTCAACGAGAAAGAAATTGTCTTGGATGAGTTCTCGGACTATAATGGAAGACAGATTCCTAAAGGAATGATGAAGTATTGGGAGTATAGAAACGAAAAGGACAATTCTATCGGTGATATTGTCAAGCGGATGGATAATCGTCTTTCTATGTTCAATAATATGTTTCTTAAAAAGAACAAGGTATGCAATACCATATCAGCAATGGAAGATAGACTTGTGTATTATGATAATCCAAGTTATCTTTCAGCACATGATACGATTTTAGCATCAACATTTCCGATGGATTATGACTTTAATGGCATGAAACCTTGGTTTGCTTGCGGAATGTGTGTTCCTCCTGTTATGATGGCTAATGTAGCTACAAGAATCTGGGATTGTTGGTTATCAAAGATTAAAAAGGAGGAATGCGCATGATAACAGCAAGTATGACATCGGGAGAGATGCGTAGAGTACGAAACTTAGATGAAGCTAGAATCTATGAGTTTCAGATGCGAAAAGCTAATGAGCTTAAACGTGAAATGAGAAAGCAGAACGTAAGACAAATAACAAAGACCTTTGAGCTTGCTACACCTAATGCCGATTATTTCATCGTTGTAGGTGTAAAACATGGCGATTTATTTGCTTCCGGTTTGTTCATTTATCTGAAGGAAACCAACGAGTATATTCCTATGAGTAGAAACGAGGGGTATAGCGAAGATTGTTTTGCTATGAGCGTTCATTTTCTGAAGAGATTTGCAGAAAGGTTTTTGAAAAAAGACTTACCGATTCTCAAGATATTGCAAAAGATATATACATCGTTTACAGGTGCTGTTCAGCTCTATAGTGATGACAAGACAAGAAGAGTGGTATTTGCTATTCCGGAAGGGCTTATACTCACAGAATACGAGCAAGAAAAGCATATCATCCATTACAAAACCTTTGTAAGCATGGATATGCTAAAGAAGACACAGAAGCGAAGTTATGAGAAGATAAGTGCATTTCTCATGGAGTCTTGTCAGCAAATAGCTAAAGCAAGAGACACCGGAAATGACGAAAGGCTGTGCGTTGTGTACAGAAGGTTTTACAATGATATTGATTTGCTAGATACAAAGGAGGCGCAAGCCATATATTCAAGTTTCTTTGAAAAAGGAGGTAACAATGAAAGATAAATGTATAACAAGGTTTCTTGGTGATATAAAGCCTATAAAGAATTACGAAAGGTATTATGTTAGCAAGCTGGGACATGTTTTTACTATTGGGAGAACGTCTCAATTAAAGGAAATCGCCCCATGTAAGACACCAAAAGGTTATCTGAAGGTATGGCTTTACAAGAACGGAAAACGCAAAATGTTCTATATCCATCGTTTGGTAGCTCAGGCTTTCTTGGAGAATCCAGATGCGTTGCCGATGGTGAATCATAAGGATTTCGACAAGACGAATAACGATGTAGACAACTTGGAGTATTGCACTGCAAGATACAATATGGTTTATTCGGCTATAGCAAAGAAGACTTCATCTGTATACTTGGGCGTGACGTGGAATAAGAACAACAGAAAATGGCAAGCTCAGTACCAGATAGGTAAGAAGAAAATTTATATCGGATGCTTTGGGACGCAAGAAGAAGCTCACGAAGCTTATGTTAACGCTATTAAAGAGATTTGATATGCTAGAATTAAACAGAATATACAATTCCGACTGTATAGAAGGAATGAAGCAAATAGAGAGTGGGGAGGTGGATTTGATTGTTACTGACCCTCCGTATTGCATAGCCTACAAGACTGGGTGGAGAGCTGACGACCATCGTTTCTCTAAGGAAATACTCAATGATGATAATGAGCAATTGATTATTGATTATATGAGCGAATGCTACCGGATTTTAAAGGATGATAGTGCTGCTTATATCTTCTGTAGTGCTAAGACCTTGGACTTTTTTATGCAACAAGCGAGGAATGCAGGGTTTACCATTAAGAATGTGCTCATTTGGCGAAAGAACAACCATACTGCTGGAGATTTAGAGGCGCAATATGGTCAATGTTACGAGCCAATCCTGTACTTGAAAAAAGGCAGACGAACCATAAACGGCAAGCGCTTAGAGGATGTTTGGGACTTTGATAGAGTTCCATCAGATAAATTGGTACATCAGAACGAGAAACCAATCCCCTTGCTTATGCAATGCATCTTGAAATCATCAAATGAAGGCGACTTGGTGTTTGATGGCTTTATGGGCAGCGCAAGTACGGCTCTTGCTTGTTTGCGTACCAACAGAAAGTTCCTTGGCTTTGAATTGGATAAGGATTATTTCAATGTGGCACAGAGAAGAATTAAGGAAGAAATGTCTAACCAAAAAGATATGTTTGGATATGCTGGAGATTAATAAAATTTACCAAGGCGATTGCAGAAAGCTATTGAAGCTGATAGACAATGATAGCATAGACCTCGTATGTTCCGATGTGGCTTATCCGGTTCAGTCTAGAGGCGGCTCAGGGAATATGGGAGGATATTGGACTGACTCTCAGACGAGAAAGGGTAAGATATTCAAAAGCAACGATATTGATATTTCCGAGTATATTAATGATTTGTACCGGATATTAAAGGACAGGTCTCATTGTTATCTGATGTGTAATGATTTTAACTTAATGCATTTTCTTGATGTGATAGGAAAGAGCGAATTTCACTTCACTAAATGCTTAATATGGGATAAATGCGCAAAGATATGTGGTCGTTATTATATGGCTCAGAAAGAGTATATCATCATGCTCCGCAAAGGAGGTGACAGACCTATAAATAAATGTGGTACATCTGATATTCTGAGTGTTCCTATTCCTACCAACAAACGCAAGGATAAGGATGGGTTGATTAATCAAACAGAAAAACCAGTGAAGTTGATGGAGATACTAATCAGAAACTCAACAAATGTTGGTGATGTCGTTCTAGACCCATTTATGGGGAGCGGTACAACGGCAAGGGCTTGTGTTAATCTTGAAAGGCAGTATGTCGGTTTTGAGATAGACCAACGACAAGTCGATTTTGCCAATAACGAATTAAAGAACATGAGTAGGCAATTAAGTCTGTTCTAAATTTTAGTTATGCGTATGATATTTCAATGTGATCCAGTTGTAAGAAATGGGAATAAAGAGATTACGGATGCTCTGATAAGAGCTATGAGAGACGAAGCCTTAAAACGTGGGTTGGTACGTGATGAATTGGTAGAATTTTGCAATAGATTCTTGAGAGAAGGCGAAATCAATGCTTGTATAGAGCATTTGCTTGATAATTTCAAACGTTATTTTTGGAGGTATTATTGATATGAAAAGAAGAAAGTTGAACAAGTCTCCAGTGCTAGGCTTCTGCGGATTTGTTATCGGTTACGAGTGCAAGGAAAAGGGAATAAAGCTGATGGAGTGCGATAAGACGCAAGCTGATGCAATCATAGTTCCTCATCACTTTTCACACAAGGTAACGAAGAATAGTTGCTTGAATCTTTTGGTATTGTATAAGGATAAGATAAGGGGTGCAATGCAAATAGGGTATGGAATCCGACCGCACATCAAGACTGAAAAGGGCGAAGTGTTGGATTACCATCAAGTGAGGGAATTTGACAGAATGTGGTTGTCTGATGATATGCCAAAGTTTAGCGAGACGATTTGCCTTTCTCTCTTGCATAAGTATATTAGGGCAACACATAAGGAAATCAAGTACCTTATATCTTATGCCGATACGTCCATAGGTAACAAGGGAACTATATATAAAGCTGCAAACTATGAGCATATTGATACCATTAAGGCAGATTTCTATGTGTTACCAAGTGGTGAGCGTGTGCATCCGGTTACGATGTGGCATCGGCACAAGACAAGAGCATGGGAGGTTCTAACGAAGCTATACCCAGGAATAAAAAAGGCAGAAGGGTTTCAACTTAAATTTCTGAAGAAGTTATGAAGAAAAGAAATAAATGTATTCCTCGTCATTTGCATCCAGATCCTGAGCATTGGGTTAGAAAAGGTCAATCTTGGAAGGCGAAGGTAGCTTATGAAAGCGAGGATAATGCTTGGGAGTTTCTAAATCAGAATTCGAAGTTGAAGGCTTCCGGCTGGCATCCTTACTTATGCAAGGTTTGCTCTAAGTGGCATATTGGTAGGTTACATAATTAACGATTATGAAAAAAGAAGATAGACTTAAAATATATTGCAAATACGATGGGCATTGTGCTTATTGCGGCAAGAGTATAGAGTATAAGGATATGCAGGTTGACCATCTTGTTCCGAAAAATCGAGGTTGTTACTCTCGGTGGAGCGACAAGGAGGGAAAATTTGTCGTATTCCATGGCGATGATTCCATGGAGAACTATATGCCATCTTGCAGGTCTTGTAATCTTCGTAAGCGTGATATGAGTTTGGAACAATTTCGTTCGGAGATTACTAGACAGGCTAAAGGATTGCTTAATGGTAAGGCTTCTTTCCAAGTAAAGATGTCGCTTGCTTATGGTTTAATCGAAGAGCACTTTGATAGACAAATTGTGTTCTACTTTGAGAAATTTAAATAGTTGAGAATATGAAGAAGTTTAAGAAGTCGATAGAGATTAGCACTAAGAATATTTCAGACGTTCTTCAAGTGCCAATTGTTACAAGTTTATACAAGACTAAGAATTTTAAAAACCCTTGTTTTGAAGGTCGTAGCGTTCCTTATGATACTATAGCACTGATGTATGTTCATATCGAAGGCTTTGATAGCGATTTTTGTATTAACCAAGGCTACATTCTCGCTCTTGACATTTGTGATACTTGGTATGCCTTTTCAAAAGCAGGATGGGAAAAACATAAAAACGATGAGGTATGAAGAAGAAAGGATATTACGAATACGGAAACGGAATCTACCCTTTGAAACTTTGGGTACACATCGGTAAAGACTTGAAAGAGCTGATAGATTCATGTTTTGACAAGTGCAATGCTCCCGATAGTGATTACGGCGGCGTTACGTATTCCGATGCTGTCAGGAAGAGCGACAGAAGGCGCGGCGTTCTTGTCTCGTTTCCGTGTCAGAAGGTTATGTCGATGAACTATTGCTGCCATGAAGCTTCTCACGTCTGCGATGCCATCGAGGAATATACTGACTTGGAACACGGCGGCGAGCCCTCAGCCTACTTGATGGGTTGGATTGCGTCTTGCATCAACAATGCTCGTTTGGGCATTGGAGATTTCGTTGAAATTGTAGATAAGGAAGAAAAATAGCCCAAAGGCAAAATACCATTTGGTGTTTACCCCATCACTATATATAATAATGTAGTGGTGGGGATTTTTGTGTTAACGTCAGCAAATTATTTGTTT